GTGACAGACTACAACAACACCCACATGATAGAAAGACTAGGTTTGCAGTATGCCGATTGGTATAGTGTATGCATAGGTTTAAGTACTGGACAAATTGGTCCTAGAGCTTGGTGTGAACTTCACTGCTCGGGTAGTTACAGTAGCTATGCTTATACCTACTGGTTTGAACTGGAGGCAGATGCAATGATGTTTAGGATAGCACATTAATGGATAATAAATTAGATAAACACTTGAAAGAACAGTGTAGATTAGATGACGATTGGGCTGAGTATAGTGGCAGTAACCGACGACAAGCAGCGGCACTAGCTAAACTTCCTACACCACCTAGTTGGAACAATGTAGTAATAGGAAGCAAGGGTTGGGGCAATAGTAGACCCATGGATGTGGTATACAAAGAGTATGCTCTAGAGATGGTACACTACAACAAACATCTAGACATGGGTTGGGTTTGTATAGCGTTGAATAGTTGCGACTGCACATGTCTATGCGATATGAAGTGTGCAGTGAATTGGAGTAGAACCTACTGTACGGGACACTACAGCGTTAGCGTTAACTACGTATGGTTTGAATTAGAAAAAGATGCAGTGGTGTATAAATTAAGTCATTAGCGAGTAAACTATGAAAGAAACTACCAAAGAATGTCCTAGATGTGGAAGCGTACACTTGGGATTGGTACGCAGTCAGTACCTAAAGTACTGCACAGATTGCTGGTTATGGTTTGAATGGCCATTGGAAAAAGACCAAAAAGACTTGAAGTAAAGGTTGACAAGTAAGACGTCTTGTTATATAATAGTAGTATAAGTTAACTAAAGAAGGATTCAATTATGAAAAGAAACTATAGAAACGCTTACAATGAACTATTAAAGATGCAATGTCCAGTTATTGAAGGTGGCGACAGAGGCGAAGATACATTCCGTATTAGTGCAGAACAAAACTGTGAAGACAGTGCATGTACTGTATGGGCAGACTACTACAACATGGCATCAGGATTGTTTGGAGTACACAAGAACATTACTACAGTGTTAGACAAGCATGGATTGTATGCAGAGTGGATTAACCCTGGTGTACTTAGCGTACAGGTAGCATAATGGCATTCATCGGAACATTCATTAAAGACTTCATTAGAGCAGGCATTTACTTGGCAGTCTTTGCATTCCTATTGGGTTTGTGTACAGGAGCATATGCAGACGAACCAGACTATAAATGGGAAGACTTTAGAGTAATAGTAGATGGAAACAGTCTTACACTTGACGAAGCTAACATAGGTCAGTTGGACTTGGTTAAGAGTATTAAAGCACCTCTACAAAAAGAAATAGCTGAACTAGAAGCTGTAATAGGTAACCTAGAAACACAGCTAGCACAAGCAATTGAAGATGTAGAAATAGCAGAAGCATTTAAAGCCAAAGCAGATAAGACTAGAGCTGACGACATCATTAATATGGAACGTGAGCTACTTGAATGTAAACCCTCAGAAGAAGTGACTGAATAATGAAATACTTAAAAGAAGTAACAGTTTGGGATAGTCCAGTTCAGAACCACACCTACATGATTGATGATAAGGATTGGTGTGTAGGATACATCAAACAAGGCACTACAGCAGAGATAATCTTTAAGCAACCATTGAAGCAGTGGAGCAAGAGTTATCGTAAGTTTGAGAAACTAGCGGAAGACATTAAAATTAACGGTTGACATGCACTAGTACAAGTGCTATTATATCGGAACATAGCTAATCAAAAGGAAATTGAGATGACTAAGACACTTATTCAAGACATTGCTAACCTAGAAGAAAGTATTATTCTACTCCAAGAAGGTGCTAGTGATGAGAAGCATATGGCCCTGGCTAACCTAGTGAGGATGCTGAGTGAGAAGAGAGAACAGTTAGAGCTGATAGCTACTACGTTTAAAACGGATATCGATACAGCAGACGGTATTCGCAGTACTATAATGGGCTTTAAGATTAAGTAGGAATAATCTTCATAGGATTAACCTGCTTATGTAAGTTACTAGATGTAGGTTTACTACACATCTTTTTACAAATACTTGGACAGTTAGGAGATTTATCTTCTAGCTGTTTTTTTAAGGTTAACCATAATTTGCTGTTAATCACAGCATCCATTCCACCAAACATTAGTTGTAGATCTTTTATCTTTAGATCGTTATCGCTAGCCCACATTAAGAACTCATCCCAATCCAATGTATTATTAACAAAGCAACAAGGTCTAACGTAACCGTCAGGGCCTATGAATACACTGTGACTTTCGTGTTGCAAACATCTAGGGTTTAGTTCTATTTGTTCCATAACTCTAATTCTTTGGGGAATAGGTATTGACTAATGTCGTGCTGTTCCATGCTTCTTGGATATGCTCTCCACCTACTACTTTTCATTACTTCAAACCTATCAAAGCCAATCTCCAATGCTAACTCTTTGGCAGTTTTTGTTTGATGTGCATTGTATGGGAACTCTATCCATTTCCATATTGTTTTAGGTCTACGATCCTTGGGCATACTAAGTATCTTACTCATAGCATATTCTATATTACTCCACTTGGAATGTTTACGATAGATGTGATTGGTATCTTCTAATCCATCTACACTAAATGTCCAAGTCATCTTATGTATGTCTAGGTCAGTGTTGATTACATCCCATAACTCTTTCTTACCAAAACTACCATTAGTTTCTAGATGTACACGCTTACCTAACCAAGCATAGAAATCTAATATCTGTAGTATATCTGGGTGGTAAAGCGGATCTCCGTAACAGCCAACGAACAGATAAGTCTTAAAGTCTGTGTTCTTTGCTATCCACTTTACATGATCCAACAACATATGTCCTGTGTTCCATTGTCCTTTAAGGTGCTTTTGATAATTTCGTGGACAACCTGGGCATCCCAGACTACAGACAGTTGTCAACTCAATTTCAATGTTATTATGGTTCATTCATCTCCGCCCAAATTACTTTAAACGCTTTACATCCCAATTCAATTGTTGGGTGTGCAAAGATTTTTTTATCTCTAATAGGTTCTTGCCAATCTGATTCTTGTGTTGCTATTTTTGCACTTTCAGTTATATAATCCATATCAGTAAACGTTACTCCATGTTGTTTAAATAACTTGCCGGCTTCTTCCCATATTTCTGGGCCACAACATCCAATCCAACCTCTGAACGCATATACATCAGCACCTAGCTTGGCCAGCATACACAATACACTTACTAGGTTACGGAAGTAATGGTCACCGCTAAAAGCCTCTTCGGTAAAACCTTTAAGTGATAAGCCTGCATCTTGCATATAGAACTCGTCGCGGCCAGTTAGATTGTTATGTATAAACTGTCCTAGAGGAAACTTATTCTTATTGTATGTACCAGTTATTTTACTCAAGTTAAGTTTAACTCTATCTTCCCACATTATTTCTTTGTGAGTTACTAGTGTTTGTCTATGGATTCCAGTAAACTGAACAATAACTGTTGATTTACTAATATCATGCAATAGGAAATGATTAAGTATTCCACTTAATGGAAACCCATTACCACCTCCACTCATTTGAAGTCTTAGAGTATCTGCTGAATAGTTGAAATAAGGCATCCAGGATTCTCCGAGGCTACACCCACCTAATATTGTTGTTTCATAGTTCATGTTAGTATTTATGCTTGCAAAATAGTTAAAACGTGTTATAATAAATAGTATTATACAAAAGGAGTTTATATGAGCAAAGCAATAGCATATGCCTTTGTAGGAATATTTACAATCACAACAGGTCTGTATTTCTACATGGACATGATATTAAGAAGTTATTTTATAACATGAAACCTATTAAGATTTGGGGAATAACGACAGGGTCACATGATGCAAGCATTTGTGTTGTGGATCAAAGTCGTACAGGAAGTCTAGAGATAGAGTTCGCGGCTCATGCTGAACGTAGCAGTCGCATTAAGAACGACAAGAACCTTAATAGAACACTAATCGAACAGGCACTAGAGTTTGGCAACCCTAGCGAGATAATACACTACGAACACGACTTACTAAAACGTACTAGACAGCTATGGGCTGGTCAGTACAGTACAGCGTGGAACAAGCCAAGTATTAAGAAGCAGTTGAAAGCAGTCTATCCAGAACTAGATTGCAAAATTAAGTATGCAAAGCATCATGCAAGTCATGCCGCTGGTGGATACTATACCAGTCAGTTTACAGATGCAACAGTATTGGTAATTGACAGTATTGGTGAATGGGAAACATTAAGTGTATGGAACGGAGAAGGAAGTAAACTTGAACGTGTGTACAGTCAGAAGTTCCCTAACAGTCTAGGCATATGGTATAGTGCAATGACACAACGTATAGGTCTTAAACCTAACGAAGATGAATACATATTAATGGGCTGGGCCGCATTAGGTGATCCCGAAAAGTATAAGATGAAGATATGGAACGACTTCTTCCATCCTATATCAGACAATGGCTTACCAATTGTAAAGCTAAAGAAGAACCTACATCGTGGATGCAAGGACTGGGCACCAGAGCTAAACAGCATACAAGACTATGCAGACTTAGCCGCAGGTACGCAGGCAGTATATGAATATGTATTCCGTAAACTAGTTAACTGGTGCAAGAATAATACACCAAGCAAGAACTTAGTTATAATGGGAGGTTGTGCATTAAATTGTGTAGCCAACACTATAGCAAGACAACATTACAATGATGTATGGATAATGCCTAACCCAGGTGATGCAGGTAGTAGCTTAGGTGCTATCCTTGCAATCAAGAAGAGGCACATACATTTTAATAGTCCTTACTTAGGTTATAGAATCTCAGGAAGTTATCCTGTTAACAAAGCATTAGAAGAACTTAAAATAAATAGAATGGTAGGAGTTGCTAATGGTCGTGCAGAGTTTGGACCCAGAGCATTAGGTAATAGAAGTTTGTTTGCTGACCCACGTGGAAATGATGTTAAGGACTTAGTCAATACAGTTAAACGTAGACAAGAGTTTAGACCATTTGCTCCAGTGATACTAGAAGAACATGCAAGTAGTTACTTTGATGGACCAACAGGACCTTATATGCAATACACAAGTGTATGCAGAGACCCAGAAGCATTTCCAGCAATTGCACACTTAGATAACACAAGTAGAGTACAGACTGTTAATCAGTTCCAACACCCTAAGTTACATGAATTGCTAACACGTTGGTACAAGGATACCGGTTGTCCAATGTTATTGAATACAAGTTTAAATATTAAAGGTGAGCCAATGGTAGACACTGAGTCAGATGCTCAGAGATGGCAACAAACATATGGAGTTAAGGTAATAACGCATGACTAAGAAGAGAAGGTTGCTAAGTGGCAACGAGGTTTCAGAACTAGAAACCCATACAACGTTAGAAATTAGGACTAGATGTCCTGAGAAGTATAAGCTAGTAGATATGGAAACAGGTGAAGAATATACAGGTAACCTACCAGAAGATACTAAGTGGCATTGGAGAAAGATAATATGAGTGAAATAGCAGAACGTATGCAGGAACTATGTGAACCAATTGATAGACAAATATTGATGTGTGATAACAGAGAAGATACTCTTATGTTAGCATGTGCAATGTTAGAGAAGGTTAAGATAATACTTGACTCTCAGATTGGAGAACGAGGTAGGATGGAAATTATAGCACAAGCCAATAATATTAAGTTGGACTCGTGAAGATAACAAACCCAATCAAGTGGGCTAAAGAAGCTATAGCACGTTGGAAATACAAACGTGCAATTAAGGCCAAACTAAAGAAGTTGAAAGAGAAAGATCCTTTCATTTACGACTAAACGATTACGCAGAGGAACACATGAAAATCTTAATATGCGGCTTACCCGGTAGCGGTAAGAGCACTCTAGCAGAGCCCCTTGCTAAACTCACAGGTGGCGTATGGATTAATGCAGATGCAGTTAGATCCAAGTACGAAGGGCCAGACATAACACTATGGGACTTTAGTCTCGCAGGTCGTGTTAAACAAGCACAACGTATGAAACATTTAGCAGACGGAGTAGAACTAGCAGGTAAGATTGCTATCACTGACTTTGTATGCCCTACAGAAATTACACGTAAAGCATTTGGTGCAGACTTTGTTGTTTGGATGGATACGATTCAAAAAGGAAAATACGACGATACTAATCAAATGTTTGAACCACCAAAGCATTATGACTATCATGTATCACAGTGGTTTGATAATACACACACGCAATTAATGCATGTTGTTAACAGGTTTGTAGAAGTACAAGCAAAGCAGGATACTGATGATAGAAACGATAGGCATTTAACTGAAGGTGAATCTGGATGGGATCGAAAATGAAAACGCAAGGTAAGTTAGAATAAGACTTGACAAACACTAAAGATTTGTGTATAATAATAACTTAAACAAGGAGAACTAATGGGATATTTTTTATTAGGAGTACTTATTGGCTGGTTAGTGCCAAGACCAAAGTTCATAGGCAAAGCGGAAGCAGCCATATGGAACCCAATCAAATCAAAACTACCAAAGAGTGTTACTAAACACTTTGGATAATAAAAAGGACTGAACATGGATAATGTACACAATCAAATAGTAGAAGCATACAATGCTTATATTACCGAGCATGAAGCTTGGGAAGATAAAACAGTAAAAGCTGCTGCCGCTAGAGCACGTAAAGCACTAGGCGACCTTGGTAAATTAACTAAGTCACGTAGAGCAGAGATTCAAGAAAAGAAAAACGCACTTTAATAGGAGTTAGTAAGTGAATAGGAAGATACTACAACAACTAGCTATTATGTTTCAAGCAAGCCCTCAGCTTATGCGAGACAATGACTTACTATCTAAAGCAATCAATGGAACGTTTGGAGTAGAGATACGACCAGAGTTCGTTAACATTGTTGAACTATCAGAGCAGATTGACTATGCTGTACTGGAGAAATACTTCAGTACAGTATGGCAACCACAAACAAAGAAATACAAGTACAGTGGACTAAGCATCATTGATGAAGTCAATGCATTGCACCCACTTAAAGTATTAGACTTGGGTTGTGGTTATAACGAGTTCAAAGGAAAGATTAATAACCTACTAGGAATTGATCCATACAACGACAAAGCAGATGTAAAAATAAAGATAATGGATTATGCGAGTGCAGAACCAGCTGATGTTTTAATTTGCTTGGGAAGTATTAACTTTGGAAGCGTAGACAAGATTTATAATGAACTAGAACATGCAGTAAAACTCACAAAGAAAGATGGGTTGCTTTATTTTAGAGCTAACCCAGGCACACAACACACAGCTCCAGAAGCAACGTGGATTGAGTTCTTTGGATGGACTAGTGAATTTATAATTAACAGTGCAGAGAAACTAGGCTGCTCTATCCTAGAGTTGAGACAAGAAATGGGTGAACGTGGTTCACGCTATTACTTTGTGTTTAAAAAGGATAAATAAACATAACAGCAATACAGAGTTGTATTGATTCGTTTTAAGGCCATTGCACCACACACATAGACGAGCGTCATAGTGTCCACAAGTGCAACTCATCATACAAACAATAGATGTTTTATAGAGTGCGGAAGCTTCGTAACTTAGTTACGGCATCCTCTTGGCAAATTTTCATACAATTAGGAGAACAACATGAAAAAAGTAATATTAGGCGCATTAGCAGCTCTAACGTTAACAGCAAGTACAGCATTTGCTGACTATACCCTAATCGTGCCACAGGCACCTGGTAAGGGCACTTCAGTTTGGAGTGAAATTATTGCTAAGAACTTAGAAAAGTTCCTAGGTGAACCAGTAGTGGTTCGTCATATTCCAGGCGCACGTGATATTCCTGGTTTCAACAAGTTCCATGACAGTCTACGTTTTGATGATAAAACAATCATGGTTGCACACGGTGGCAACGGTGTATCGTTTCTATTAGATAAAGTTAGATACAATTATTTCGATTATGAACTAATTGGTTCAATGAACAACGATATCGTTCTTGGTAAACAAGAAGGTAAAGATGAAAAATCAGGAACTTGGACAATCGCAGGTGGCTCAGGTTTTGAACCAGATGCAGCCGCGGCAGCAATGTTAATCTGTGGCCCACAAACAAACGGTTCAATCGATGCCTACTTGGCATGTTGGAGAGAACGTGTTGTATGGGTTAACGGTGTATCAGGCGGTGAAAAGCGTCTAGGTTTCCAAAATGGTGAATTTGATATTGCACGTGAATCACCAGCGGCATGGAAGCGTTTCTATACAGATATCGAAGGTAATGAACTTTGGTTCACACATGGTATCTTAGACTTAGAAAACAATGTACAAATGGATGACGCTAACTTCCCGAATACACAATTTGAAGATGTGTATGAAAGATTATATGGCGAACGTCCAGCAGGAGATTTATATCAAGCATATAAACTTACTCGTAACTGGCGTGACGCAATCCAAAAATCACTTTGGATGAACAAAGGTAACCCGAATGCGGCAAAAGTAAAAGCGGCTGTAACTGCGATGATTAATGACCCAGTTGCAAGTGCAGAAATTTATGCCAAGACAGGTGTTTATCCTTGGATTCAAGACGGTGATAGTCTATTAGCGGCTCTTAAATCTTTGATTACAGAGAAAGCCCTAAAAGATGCGGTTCGTTGGAATCAAGAAGCATATGGCTTCCCATCAATCTATAAACCAGAACTACTAGAAGATTAAGGAGTAGCATAACATGTGGTATGATTATGTAATGTGGGCGATGATAGGTACTTGTTACGGTATGTTAGTTGGTATTATTCCAATTGCTGGCGTAACAACAGCTCTAATTACTGTCTTTAGCATGGGTGCTTACTTTATGGCCGACCCCTATTTGGGGTTGGTCTTTCTTACAGCAATTGTTGCAAGTTGTGCAAGTGCTGATAGTTACACAAGTATCCTAACAGGTATACCAGGGGCAAGTACTACAGCCGCCTGTGTTATTGACGGTTATCCAATGGCAAAGAAAGGACAAGCCGCCAGAGCAATGGGAATTGCTATTACTGATTCCACATTTAATGGAGTTGTATTCGCGGCATTAACTTTCTTTTTACTTCCTTATTATGGGAAGATTATCGTATTATTTGGACGTCCAGAGTTTCTGGGCTTTATGACAATGGCTCTAGCCTGTGTAGGCTTTGTAGCAAGTAAAAATGTATTTTTAAGTATCTGTGCAATCATATTTGGATTAGCATTAGGTATGGTTGGAGAAGATGTTGTAAGTAATCCTAGACTGACATTCGGTTGGGAATATTTACAAAGTGGAATTGGCATGGTTGTTCTACTATCAGGCTTATTCGGAGTTCCTGAATTATTGGACGGATTTAGAAAGAAATTAAAATCAGCTGCACCACCGCTTGAGGGAGACTATTGGGTTGGACTAAAGCAAGGTTTTGGTGATTGTAGACGACATTGGAAAGATATGGTTCGTGGCGGTTCAATTGGGTTCGTTACTGGCTTATTGCCGGGCGTAGGAGGAGCAGTAGGCGACTTCTTGGCATACGGTGCCACAAAAGCCGCACACAAAGGTAAAGACCAAGAAGTTCCATTTGGTGAAGGTAATCCTGTAGGACTACTAGGTTGTGAAGGAGCCAACAATGCACAAAAAGTATCTAGTATGATACCAGCAGTGTTGTTTGGAATTCCAGCGGCACCATTTGCGGCTATGGTTATGGCAATCTGTATGTACTTTGGTATGGAGATTGGCACACCAAGTTTACTACAAGATTTGCAATTCACAAATGCTCTAGCATTTGGTTATATATTTGGTACAGTCGGCGTAGCATTGTTGAGTATAGTCTTATACAAATACATTCTTAAAATACTAGAAGTACCTTTCTGGATTTATGCTACATTCATATTAGCAGTAATTGTTTATGCTAATATGCAATATACAGGCGGCTGGGAAGATTTAGCCTTACTTGCAATTTTAAGTGCTGTCGGTGTTGTATGTAAAACATACAATATTAGTAGACCAGCAATTCTTGTTTCATATGTCGTGGCATTTAAAATAGATGAATACTTTTGGGGAACATTACAGTTATATGGATATAAACAATGGAAACCAGGACTAAGTTCTATGTCAGATTTTAGATGGTTTGATTTATTCAACATTTACAATCATCCTATCTTTATTGTATGTATAATAATCAGTCTTGCTATCTTTATTAACAGTGTTGTTAGAAAAGACAGAGGAATAGATTACGTATAATACATAATACTAATTGGAATAAAAAACTATCTGATCCCGACAGCTTTAATAGCAGTTGGGATTGGCCTATTTAAATAGGTTGTACTTTTTAATCTTATGTATCAGCAGTGTTCTACCAATTCCCAATTCTAAAGCAGTATGAGTACGATTGAAACTATGCTTGATAAGAGCTTCTTCAATGCGAGTATGCTCTAATTCAGCTACTTCTGTAGCTAATGATTGTTCACGAACTGTTCCACCTAGAAAGTTCATTTGGTCCATAATCCAATTTTGTTCGTCATTATTATTCATTTTGATCTCCACTTCATTAAAACTAGTGTAAATATATTTACACTTTAGAATAAATAACAGTATAGTTAACTTATATAAGGAGAAGCATACTATGCATATATTTATAAGAACAATCATCCTTGTTTGTTTGACCCTGTCAATAGGAAATTTTGCTAATGCAGCCCCTATCGTAACTGACTCAACAAGCAATTCAACAGTAACAACAAAAGGCACAACTACGACAACCGTTAAATCGGCACCACCTAGTGCTATCAGTCCGAGTATTAATTCAAACAACAGCGACCTATGTACAATTGGAGTAAGCGGAGCAGTGCAAACACAGATACTAGGTATCAGTGGAGGCGCAACAGTTAGAGACATGAACTGTGAGAGACTCAAGTTAGCTAAAACAATCTATGACATGGGTATGAAGGTCGCGGCCGTTAGTGTTATGTGTCAAGACACAAGAGTATTCAAAGCCATGGAAATGGCAGGCACTCCTTGTCCGTTTATGGGTAAAATTGGTGAAGAGGCTCAAACATCTTGGGACGCTAAACCAGAATTGAAGCCAGAAGTAAAACATGAGGAGATGAGACAAAATGATAAACTCAAAGGTGCTGCAATGGGCGTTGGTTCTGTTTTGTTGCTTTTGCTTCTCTTATAAAAGCCTAGCTGACACTACAACTAATCCAGTAGAATTAAACTTATCAGATGGAACCATTGCGAATCCACAATTTGGATGTCCTAGTGGAACAACAGCCGCACAGGTCAACAGTTCAAATTGGGGAACAAAAACAGTTCGCTTTGGTGAATGTATAAACACATTTGCTATCTCATATGCAATCAATCAAGCACTTCAAGGCGTTGGAATAAGTATTGACAAGGTACATTATAACTGGCGTTATGTTCACTGTTTTAATACGCCAGGACAGAGTTGTAATTCTAACATAGAGAACAGAGTTAATACATCTACAGGTGAGATTACTGATACTACTTATTGGGACGAATTAACAGTTGTAATTGAGGTTACAGACAGTAGTGGAAATGTAGTTGAAACTAAAACATGGAACATGGATAAGTGGTACAAATACAATGCAGACAACAGTCATAGTTCTAATGAAGTCAAGGTAGGTACTACACGTTGGCAGATACACGAAGACAATATAGAAGTATACAATCATTTACAAAACTCAGGAACAATACGAACACCTAACTCTTTGGGAGATGTTAGATTTAGAGTAACAGGATACGACAAAGGTAATTGGGATGGATTTTATGGACCTGTAATTAGCAAATTTCAAACTTGGTTTACATATAGAACTAATCCATGTACTCAGACAGCATTGTATGACGCAAGTTGTCCAGGCTATTCAGAAGCATATGCAATATATACATATAACACTGCCTGTGCATCAAGTGCATTATATGACAGTGGTTGTCCAGGTTACGCAGCCGCATACTATACTCAACAATGTAACGCCAGTGCTTTATATGATAGTGGATGCTCAGGTTATGCAGCCGCTTATTACACACAGCAATGTAACGCTAGTGCTTTATATGATAGTGGGTGTAATGGATACGCAGAAGCATACTACAGTCAACAATGTGGCATAAGTGCATTGTACGATAGTGGATGTACAGGTTATGAAGCAGCATACTTTACATATCAATGTACAGCAAATCCATTATATAATAGTGCTTGCTCAGGATACACCGCCGCTTATCTAGCTCAACAATGTGGAATTAATTCATTGTATGATAGTGCTTGTCCAAATTATGCAACAGAATACTACAAAGCACAATGTAAACTTAGTCCATTATACGATAGTGGATGTGATGGACATAAATTAGCACAATGTGATGCTAACCCATTATATGACTTTACATGTACAGGATATAGTAAAGCATACCTTAGCCAACAGTGTTTATATAATCCACAATACGATAAAACTTGTACAGGATACATAGCACCAATTGTTGCACCACCTACTAGTACTAATCCAATTGTTATACCAGGAGCAGGTACGGGTGATACTATAGTTGATAGCATAATTGCATTACCACCTAAATTACCAGAATTAATTATAATGCCTCAACCAGAGATAAAACCAACACCTGAAGTAACTTTACCAACAGTAATTGATACAAAAGTTCCAGTAATAGAAGCACCAGTAATTGTTGTAGAACTAACAATTGTGGACAACATTGAAGCACAAGTAGACAAAGAAATAGAAGCACAACTAATGGAAGAGGTTATTGTAGACGAACCAATAGTAGAGGAGATAGTTACAAATGACACGCAAGAAGAAAAAGAAGAAGATACCGATACTGTCAACGAAACAGTGGAAGACACTGGTGAAGATACTGGCTCTACAGAATCTGATGAAACAGATGAAGCAGAGGAAGTTACAGAAGAAGCTGAAGTAGTTGAAGAAAAAGCAGTTGACGAGAAGGTAGTCGAAGAGAAGGCTGTCGAAGAAAAGAAAGTAGTTGAAGAAGTAGTTGTTGCTAAGAAACCTACTAAAAAGATTGTAATGACTAAGAAACAAAAGCGTGATGCTAAGATAAAGAAAATGAGAGAGATTATAAAGAACAAGTTAAAAGCGTTAGCTATTACAATGGGCAAAGCAGTTACATTAGAACAGCAACAAGCATTACAAGCACAGATAAACGCATTGATTAACTTCGTACCGGGCTTTAATGCATACGGTAAGCAGATGATACCTGGAGTAGATTTTTATACTACTAAGGATATTTACAGAGATAGGATAGTCCCAGAAAACAATCGAGGACTACTTAATGGACTTGCAAGTCAAATACTTCATGAGAAGATGGTAGACATGCAATACGAGGGAATGAAATAATGCCCGGATTAATATGTGGAATAGCACTATCAGCACACTTGTTGATGAATGGAAACTATAACGCTATCCATCCATATTGTAATTACGAAACACCTAAGAGTTATATAGCTGGTGCGTACTACAACAGTGTGGATAGAATGAGTTTGTTTGCTGGATATAAGTGGAGGCTTAATAGCGATATATCAATGGATATAGTTGCAGTCACAGGTTATTACGAGTATGACATTGTTCCATCAGTCAGGCTAAATTACAAGAATGTTTTTGTCATGCCTGCAGTAGAAGAAGACACAGTCGGGATCGTAGTTGGCCTAGACTTTAAATTTTAAGGAGTAACTTATGAGTATAATGAAATATGCAGCAGGTGTGCCAGTAGTGGCAGCAGTAGTTGCGTCACTGTATGGAGGTCTTAGTTATGTAAACGGACTTCAAAATACAATAGAAGCTAACGAGAAAACAATAATAACATTAACAATGAACCAAAAGAGCAACCACGATAAAGTTAACAGTGAAATTGCCAATATGCATACAAACCTCGATGACAGGATATCAGCAGAGATGGATAAACTGAACATTCGTGTAAACAACAATGATGAAAGATTAAAAACAGGAAGAGAAGAACTTCTTATTGAAATGACTAACTTTTCTAAAGTAATTGCTGACATTAATGCAAAAGTTAATGTACTAAGAGATGGCTCTTACAAGACAGCAAGTATGGCTGAATTAAGTGCGTTAGAAGAACTAGTTCGCAACACATCAGACAGCATGCGTGAATTTACTTACTCCATAAAAGAGATGGAACGTAAACTCAACGGAGGGTATTAAAATGGATAGAAATGTATTAACTGGAGCACTAATACTAGTAGTAGTTGCAATAGCATTTTGGGTTAAGCCAGCACAAGCGGCTAACGAATACCTTCAGGGTGGACAGCATTGTGATCCTGTTACACTAGAACCATATGTTGAACTTAACAAAGGCGACGACACTAGCGGTAATAACTATCCTAGTAGTTCAAGCAATAATTATAATTCAAGCAGAGACAGTGAAAACTTAAGAGTTGGTGTTAGATTACGAATTTCATTAGGTGGAACATGTACAAAGAAGTATAGAAAAACTATGCTACAGAACGAACTGTTAAGACAACAGCTTGAAATGTTAAAAATGTGTGCTAGGTATAAAGATTTAGAACTAGGCCCTGAGTTCGCAGAAGTAAGAGAAATGTGTGCAGGAGTACGCAAGGCCAAAATAGAAAACAAACTGGAAATACCAAACGAAAAACCAGTCAAGGAGTAATATTTAATGAGTGAAAAAACAACAGTAGAAGTTGGCGGAGTAAAATTTACAGGCGGTAAATTATTCTTGGTCATTACACTGTTAAGTACTCTAGGTGGAATAGCATGGGGAGGCTTTGAATTCTATAATGACTATAGAGTTATGAAGGCTAAAATAGAACGCTATGTTGCACCAGACTTAAAAGGAATTAGATCGGAACTTGCAATCATTGATCAAAAGCTAGACGATGCACTTGAATACTCTAAGGATATCAAAAACGGATTACGTGATGATATTGTTAGACTAGAGCGTATTGTTGATGCAGTTGAAGATGATGTAAACAAAACAGAAGATAAAACACGTGAACTAATAACATTAGCTGACCAACGTTTTGAAAACAAACGTGATCAGTTGTTAACAGATTACGAACAAAAAGCTGATAGTTTACGTACAAGTACTGATATAAAACTTAAAGAACTAGAAATTAGACTTAACAAACGATTACAGAGAGCACTTGATAACCCATTAGCAAACTAACCTTTAGTTTTAGCTAACCCACACTGTCTAGCACATAGCTCGACTTTATCAAAGTTACTCATAATCTTCTTAATAGCAACACCTTCGATAATCTCATCGTAGGTGTTGTTATATATACTCAACGATTTCTCATCTTCCTTTGTAATTCCAGCGTGATCAAAGTGTTCTTGCTGTCCAACTCTCATATAACAACAAGGTAAGAACAATCCTTCACTTGATATAAAGTTACTATGTCCTTCTATGTTTATGCATTGTGGAGATACCTTCTCAGTATGTACTAATTCCTTTTTAAGTTGAGGTATCCTTTGAAACTTTCTATTAACGTTGATATTCGTTTTACCAAGTTCTTCTGTCTTAACATCATTAGCCTGAGCAAACTTCTTTACTACTTTGTCTGTTTCCATTTTAACATGTGCATTCTTCTCAGTATTTTCTATAATAGACTTAGATTTAAACACACTTGTTCTTGGAGTAACAGCTACACTTAGCTTAGGTTTATTAAGATGTTCCATGTTCCACACATATTCTTCTAGTTTAACCAAGTTGTCATCAAAGTCTGCTTTATTAGCTAGCTGTCCTTTTTCTGCTCTGTGTGTATGTACAATAACAAACTCTTGCATACCCATTTCATACGCTTTATCATATGCAGTTTTCATATCTTCAAACGTTTGATTGTATTTGAATACAATATACTTCCATCTAGCTCTACCACCGCCTTGTGCTATAATTCTAGCACCCATCTCTATACTTTCCCAGTCAGCATTGACTCTATATTGTGTAAAGTTATCAGGTGTGCCGTCTATGCTAAAAATAACACAGTCTTTCCATGTCATCATTTTAGCAAGTTCTTTCCAATCTGCTTCGGGTCTTCTGCTACCATTAGTATCAAAGTTAAATGATGCACCAGCTTCTTTAATAGCTTTTAATGTAGTTACTAGGTGTGGATGATATAATCCATCGCCATATGCACCGCCTAGTTGGAATCGTTTGTATTCAGATGTTTTTAAGAACTCTAATAGTTTCTCATGATCAACGTGTCCATTATCCCATACTCGTCGCATGTGGGCTTGGTATGTTCGTGGACAGTTAGGACATAGCAATACACATTTTGATGTGAGTTCTAGTTCTACCTTAAAAGACTTACTGAATTTCATTTATGTACCTGTGTATTAACTGCAATGTTAATATGCATAAATATATTTATGCAAAAAGAAATCACCATAACACTTGACATTTCAGTCAATTCAATGTATTATTGTAATACAAATGAGTAGACTATTAATTATAACCGGACCACAAGGTAGTGGCAATCATGTATTCAGTAAGTGTTTAGCATTACACGAAAGTGTATTTGGCTGGAAAAGCCTGTTAAATACGTATTGGGAAGGACATCATCACGAACCTTTTGCTGATGCTTGGGAAGATCCAGAACTACTACATGAGTTTGATTGGAAACAAAGTGATTACTTTGTAACAAGTGTTAGTACACCATATTTTAAGAATCAAAAAGCAGTGATACCTAACTTTGAAAGATTTATAAACGTTGCACTACAATACGTAGATGACATAGACGTAGCAATTATTGGCAGAGATCAAAACATACTAAAATCTCAGCAAACAAGAGTACGTAAGCAACACACTACACCGTTAGCATTAGATCATTTTAATTGGTTATTTGCTAACCAACAATGCACATTTTTAAGCCAAGAACTATTATACTTGTACAAGCAGAACTATTTAGAACAAGTAAGCAGAGATATAGATTGGCCAATAGCCTATTGGGATCCAGAGATAGATGCAATACTATCACATGATGCTAATAATAAGTACGTCAAGGATGTACACGAATACTGGTTGGACTTCGAAGTTCATAGAGCAGTCAAAGAAAGTTAATTAGAGAGAATATATGTTAGATGTTTTTATGCTGTCTTTCGGAGAACCCGATGCAGATGATAATTTTAAGATTTTACAACAAAAAGCTCCTCATGCTAAACGCATTGATGGGGTAGAAGGATTGCTTAACGCACATCAACGTGCCGCTGAAGAGTCACGCACACAATACTTTTATGTATGTGATGCAGATGCAATTATACAAGAAAACTTTGCATTTAAGTTTGAGCCAAGTGATAGGCGTGATGCTTATCCTGGTGTACCCGAAACAGAATGTGTGTTTACATATCGTAGTCACAATCCTGTTAATGATTTAATATATGGATATGGTGGAATTAAACTGTTTCCAAAGCGTAACCTATTAGAGGTAACAGAATTTAAAGTAGACATGACAACTAGTATTGGTGCAAAGTTTGTACCTAAGTTTGAGATTGCTAACACCACAGCATTTAATACAGATCCATTTAACGCTTGGCGCAGTGGGTTTCGTGAATGTACTAAGCTAGCAAGTAATATCATTGATCATAATAAGCAAGTTGATGATGCATACCGACTAGAAGTTTGGTGTACACGTGGCGAGAACAGACGCTATGGTGAATATGCATTAGTTGGAGCACAACAAGGACGTGACTTTGGCACCCATTACAAAGGCAACACGGCAGCATTAAGTAGAATTAATGACTGGAAATGGCTAAGGGAGAAGTTTAATGAAGCTATCTGAGTTCCAAGAACAATATCATTGGATGAACGGACTAAGTGAATACTTTCAATTTACAGGACAAGATGACAAGTGGGATAATATACACAAAGCATTGTATCATGACAATTGGTTTCGTAAGCGTGATGTAATGATTGAACTATGTCAGATGTCAAACAGTAGTCCTACCCATGTAAAAGCATGGATGAATATCTTACTACATGAGAAGCTAGAAGATGTTGAGATAAAGCCACAGCTAATTGCTACACTGTTTAGAAAGTATATGGAAGAAGATCCATTCCTTGTAAACATTTGTCAGTTTATTAACTTTTGGGCAACAGGCGATAAGGCTGCAGAAATGCCTAACATGAATGACTTTCTAAGCAGAGGACAAGTTAGATCAAAGGTATGGATGATAAGTGAATTAGCTCAGCTAATTGATGGGCCGTTAGGTAACGTAGTATTTTACGGTGGCTGGTATAACTTCTTAGGACACATGTTGTTTAGTCAATTTGATGTTAAGAGAATATATAGCTTAGACATTGATGAGAAAGTAATAGTACCTAGCAAACGATTGTACCCTAAAGAAGTTAAGCAAGGCAGGTTCCTACCAATGAAAGTTGATTGCGATAAAATTAGATGGGGCACAGACAATACACAAACATTATTGCAGTTAGACCAAGCTAAGAAGATTAATATGATTGATGATCATATGGCTTCAGGCAAGTACTATGCAAGTGAGAAAGACTTATGGGACGAAGCAGATGCTAACAGTTGGGGTTACAAACGCATTGATGAAATGAATATTGTTATCAATACTAGCTGTGAACATATGACTAATGCATGGTATGAGAATTTACCAGCAGGAACATTTGTCGCAATACAAACAAACGATTACTTCTCAAATCCACAACACAGCAATTGTTGTAAGGACTTGGAAGCCGCTAAAGCAAAATATCCAATGCAGAGTATTATGTATGAAGGCGAACTCGATACACACTTATATAATAGATTTATGTTGATTGGAATAAAGTAATGTCGTTAAACAAATTTGGTGATGTAGTATATATAGACTTCTTCTTAGAAGAATACAGTGAACACAATGATACAGATGCGTGTTGTAAGATATCATCTGAAATAGGAGCAACAGGATTAATGTATGGAGTAGACTTTTGGTTTCATGAGAGTTATACAGTAGACTCAGAGCATATAATCAAGTTTGGCTTTAAGGACAAACACGAAGCAATGCTACTTAAACTAGCAGGAGTAACTAAACTACATTAGCATGACCAAAGCAACCATAGCATATTTTACAGACGAGTATAGCCCAAAAGCTAATACGTTTGCTACCTTTGATGCAATAGCACACATATCTGGTAAACTAACTGAAGAAGGCTTAGTGTATTTAGATGACTACGAACTGTCGTCAGTAGATTATAGATATGATGGACGGCAAGTAATTACTATGAAGTTCCGCTCAGAGGAGTTAGCAATGTTAGTTAAGTTAAGAGGAATAGACAATGGATGAAGAAGTAGAAATGACAATGGATGCATTTGATTTGTATCTAGATACGTTAACAATAAGAGAATTACAAACGGAATGTGCTAGAGCGATCAGTACAATGCCAGCAGACAACAACAGCATACATAAGTTTAATAAGAAAGCCCACCACAATAGTCATTTATGGTACAAGGCTGTGATTACGCACTATGTTATGGAGCAAGGTGGAATGCCAAGTGAGGTAGGACCCGGTGTTGATGTTAAATTAATCATAGATAATTAGGAGACAACATGTTACTTAAAATAGATGATATCGGTGGAGAGGTTGTGAAAGATAACGACACTTATCGACTCAAAGACAATACACTACTAAACAATTTAGTTGTAAGTTCAACTGAATTAAAACCATACATGAGTACAAATGGACACGCACATCCTGGACAGGAAGAAGTGTATTACTTTATTCATGGTGCAGGTACAATGTACTTAGATGATGCTGAATATTTTGTACAAGCAGGAGATGTTATGTTAATTGAAGATGGAGTACATCACAGAGTAAGTTGTGGACCACATGGCTTAAACTTTGTATGTGTCTTTGATGGAAAGCGTAATCATTAGTGGTAGAGCTTTTAATAACTAACATTGTATATGTAAGTTACAGACTTTTAATTACAGCACATATTGTTAAGTTCTTTCACAAGTACATGCCGTACTCGTTTGCAGTAATCATTGCGGCACAGTTAAGCTTCTTGTATGATGGTGGAATATTTGCATACTTCTTTGAAGCACAAGCATTACCCGAAACAATGGAAATTGTACAAGCAAACGTATTGTACACATTACGAGTAGGACTAGCATGGGCATTTATTTACTGGCTATGGCAAAAGCTAGACAACTATTATCTTGCAGTATTCATAGGAGCAGAAGCTACCTTTGTAATAGATTATTTTATATTTGACGGAGTTTATTAATGTCTACAGTATATCCAATATACTTTGATAGTTTTACGTGTGGGAACTTCCTAGCACATTTTATTAACATACACTTTGGATTTAGTGAGGCACCAACACCAGTTAGTCACCTGCCAACTCCTGCTATCAAAGTAAAAGAAATGTTAAGCAGTACAACAATACATCACCAGATAGCATTAAAAGCATTGCGTAGTCATCGTACTCACGCAGAGACAACAGAATTAGTTAACAATAGTATACAGTATAGGAATACTATTGATTGGGACTTACCAATTGAATATGATCGAGTTTCAGGCCCAGCACTATTCCATGAGCTTTGTTTTTTTGATAAGTATATAGTAAGCAACGAACACAACACACTTAAACCTATTAGCATTGTCTGGAAAGCAGAAGACAAGTTTCTAGTTGATAGAATGTGTAAAGGACACAACGCTTTAAACAGAGACTTATATATAAAAAACAACGTGAGCAGATGGGATGGGAATACACAGTTACCAAGATACGATTGTAGAATACAAAAGATATTAGACGGTGACGAAGAAGAATACACTAAGTTGCTACAGTATATTAAAGCACCCAGGCTTGACAATTGGAATGAAATAGTTTATAATTACATGAAGCAGATAAATGCAGAGGAAGTAAAATAATATACAATGTATAAGTATACAGACATCAACGAAGTACACTTGGAAATTACACAGCGTTGTAATGCGGCTTGCCCTATGTGTGATCGTAATGAGAATGGTGGAGCAGTTAACCAGCACATCAGAGGTGATGAGAAAGAACTTACACTAAGTGATTGTATTGATATATTCCCACACGATTTTATAGCACAGTTACACACAATGTATATGTGTGGTAACTTAGGTGATCCAATCAGTGCCAGAGATACATTAGAAGTTATGCAATGGTTTAGAGATTGCAACCCGAACATGTGGTTAAGCATGAACACTAACGCAGGCATGCAAAGTGCAGAGTGGTGGGGAGAACTAGCTAGAGTAATTGGCCGTAATGGTTGTGTTATCTTTAGTGTAGATGGTTTGGAACATACAAATCATTTGTATAGACAAAACGTAAAGTGGAAACTAGTAGAACGCAACATGAAAGCATTCATTGCCGCAGGTGGCAGAGCTCGTTGGGACTACTTGATATTTGAACACAGTGAATGTGATGTAGAACGTGCAGAGCAGTTAGCCAAGGAATGGGGCTGTGAACGCTTTATGAAGAAGAAGACTGGACGCTTTATTAATGCAAACAGTGAGAAGAAAGATTCACATCAAGCAAGCAATCGTAAAGGAAAGAATGTATCCGAAACAATTAAGCTAGCTAAACCTAAGAAAGCTGAGTATCAAAACACAGCACTACTAAAGCAAGCAGAGATAGAAAAGACATACGGAAGTATGATGGACTATTACAACACAGCTACTATAAAATGTAAAGTTGCAGACCTTAACAGTAAGAGCAGAAGTATGTTTGTTACAGCAGAGGGATTAATTATGCCTTGTTGTTGGACAGCAGGTCGCATGTATAAATGGTGGCATCCAGATCATAAAGTAGAACAAATATGGGACTTCATAGATAGAGCAGGAGGCAAAGATGGAATCAGTGCTAAGATTAACGGCGTTGAAGGAGTGTTTGCAAGTGGTATTATGGACGACATACAAAACAGTTGGAAACTAGCAAGCATTAAAGACGGCAAGCTAGGCGTTTGTGCTATGAAATGCGGCACAGAGTTTGATCCTTTTGCATCTCAATTCAAATAAAAGCTCTTAATTAGGTTGACAACCCTTCATCTATAGTGTATTATGTACATAACACTACAATAATTTAACTGAATCATATGGAGAACGACATGGCTACTACAGATAACGCTATCGTTTACGACATTAAGTTAGTAGAACACTTGGCACCACACTTAGGGCCATTATCAAACAGCGAGCTCAAAACACTTAAAAAACTTACAGACCTTGGAATCATACAGCGTGATAGAGTAGCAGAAATAGCTATGTCTAATGTAGCTGGTATTGATATTACAAGCATTAATGGTATGGACTTTAGTGATGGCACAGACGCTAAAACTGTAGTAAGCAATGCTCGTAACAACAATCCCAAAAGGAAACAATGGACTAATAGCTTTGACATTAAGAATGTTAAAACTAAGACAGGCGACCTACGTGTCGTTGCATACAACAAATTACAAGAAAAGTATCACTACTTTTATATTCCATATGATGCTTACAAACATCTACGTAATTCTTTACAAATAGTTATTGAAAGTTACACTAGCATACTTGATCCTAACTTTACTGGCAAGTCACAGTTTCCTCAGACAACTAAGTATTGGGAATATGAATGTGCTAGCTTTGAAGAGATGTGCCAAATGAGTCCAGCCAAAGACTTACACGCATCAGCAATAAAAGCATCAGCAAGACGCACAGAGTATAACACATCAGATTGGTTTCCACTAACAGACAGCAACTTAGCTAAGAGTGCATCTATATGATTATAACAGCCTTAGTTAATCTTAAACTAGAAGATAAGCAGTTAGCACAGGACTACGAAACACATTCGTCACACTATAATAATTTGCAAACTGCCTTCTATAAAGATAAACTTTATCAACAGTGCGAAAGGTTTAATCAACAAAGTAATTGGGTAGACAATCCTATTATGTGGAAGTCGTTGTACACTAACAAGTACGTACTTACTGATACACAAACATACGCATCAGTGGGAAGGAATGTAGCAGACACGCATTGGGTTGAAGATGTATACTATAACATAACAAAGGTGTTATGGGATAACGATCATGTACAGCAACAAGGCAGAGATATATTCTTTGGTGCAGGCATAGAACAAACAAAGAACATACGCCAATGGTTAATTGATAATCATTACAGTAAGACTAAACCTTTTCAAATGTATTACACAGTAGGAGCAATTGAAACACAAGATAAAACAATGTTTACAGAGCTTGCTAAAATGAATGACAAGTTTAACTGGCAGGAGGCGAACTGGTAATGGCTAAACCATCAAAGAGATATTTAACATCTGACATGTTTAAACCTAAAGGCACAGTGTTTGAAGGACTTATATGGAAGCAACCCAATTCAAAAGGAACTGACACATATGATGTTGAGTGTACTGAAAAAGGGTTTACATGTGAGTGTGCTGGCTTTACATTTAGAGGCAAGTGCAAACATAGTCAAGATGTATTAACAAGAATAGAGCAGGCATTAGATGATCGTTCACCTAAATACTGTTGGGAGTTTGGAAGATGACAACACATGCAATGATAGATTTGGAAACATTAGCTACAGGACCTGATTGTGTAGTATTAACAATTGGTGCTGTTAAGTTTGATCCTAATGTAGTAAGTGAAACTACACAACCTTTTTACCATAGGTTTGAAGTTGATGAGCAACTTGAAAGAGGTAGAGTAACATCTGAAAGCACCCTTGAATGGTGGGGCAAACAAGCAAAAGATGTACGTGATGAAGCACTTGGTGATGGAAATCGCACAAGAGTGTTTGAAGTACTAAAACTGTTAAACACATGGTGCGTTGGCGTTGATACTATTTGGTGTCAAGGACCTGCGTTCGACATATGTATTCTAGAGAATCTATATAGATCATATGATCACCATGTACCTTGGCCGTTTTGGAAGATACGTGATTCAAGAACATTGTTTGGTATTATGCCAAGCGATCCACGTAAGGAAATTAAGTTCGCAGCCCATAATGCACTCGAAGATTGTAAAGTTCAGGCTTTGTGTGTACAGCAAACAATTATTAAATTGGGCTTAACACTAAAATGAAACAAGTATCAGAGAATGTCACTTTTAAAGCCATAAATGGACCTTTATGCTTGACAAACTCTAAATACTAGTATATAATTAATATTAATACAACATCTAAATAGGAGATAACATAAATGAGTACTCGAGATATCGTGCAAGACGTAGTTAAGCACACAGCAGGTTTAGGCTTTATTACTTCAGTAAAAGTAACAGGCACAGACGAATCAACAACATTAGACGCAATGGATGCAGATCGCACAGTGATCTTGCAAGCTAAATTGCATAACAATGTTACAGAGTTTACAGGTGAATTTGGACTTGGGAACCTTGGGTTCTTAGCAGGTGTAAGTGCATTACAAAACTATCAAGCAGAAGATGCTACAGTAGACGTAGTGTCACGTGAACGCAATGGCGTATCAGTTCCAGATCATTTGATGTTTAAAGACAAAGACGGCAATACTGATCAGTATCGTTTTATGTCTAAAGAGATTATTGAACAAACACTACAAACTGTAAAGTTTAAAGGTGTAGAGTGGGATGTAACGTTTGAACCTACTAAAGCTAAGGTTGCAGAACTTCAAGCAGTAGCAGGTATTTACGGTGGCATTGAACCTAACTTTACTGTTAAGACAGTAGATGGTAATTTGATTATTACAGTTGGTGCCGCAGACGGTAGCTTTACAGGTAAGCGAACATTTGCTATGAACGTGAATGGTGAGATTACAGAAGGCTATGCATGGCCACTTAACCAAGTACTAGCAATTCTTAAATTAGGAATGAGCGGTGCATGTGTAATGCAAATTAGTAAAAAAGGTGCATTGATGATTTCAGTAGATTCTGGAATTGGAAAGTATGATTACATTCTACCAGCATTAACAGTTTAACCAGAAGAGATTAGTATGCCTAACAGAAAAGACTTAACAACTAGCAATAAAGACTACAGTGTGTTCCTTCCGAGTATCAGTAGTTTTTATTCAAAGTTCATTGCACAAGCACAGAAGCGTCCAGACTTTGTAACACCAGAGCGTATGCCAGATGGGTTTGAGTATGGGATAGATGGCTTTGACTTTTTAAAGCCTAAGGAAGAAACCTACTATAATTATAAATGGGGTCTTTACTCTGCCGGGCATGCTACTCGTGACACAGCTAAGAGTGATGTACAGGAACCAATGATCCAGAAACGTGACAGGGAAAAGACTTTTATCCTTGGTGACAGTGGTGGGTTCCAAATTGCTACTGGTGTAATCAAATGTGATTGGCCTAACTTTAAAACAGATGATGCTTTGCGTTCGCAAATCTTAAACTGGTTAGAGCATACAGCAGATTACAGTATGGTATTGGATATTCCAACACTAGCGGCTGCACCACCTCTTAATGCTAAAACAGGATTAACTGATTGGGTTGACTGTTTAGAATATACAATGCATAACAATGATTACTTTCTAAAACATAGACAAGGTAAAACTAAGTTCCTTAACGTATTACAAGGCAACAACGAGTCGCAAGCTGATCAATGGTATGATGCAGTTAAGCATTATCCATTTGAAGGTTGGGCAATGGCTGGTTATAACATGAAGCAATTACATCTTGCACTACGTAGACTTATTGTTATGCGTGATGAGAAGATGCTTGATCCTGGACGTGACTTAGTACACTACTTAGGTACAAGTAAATTGAATTGGTCTTGTATTTTTACAGCTATCCAACGTAACCTACGTGAAACTGTTAACCCTAACATGATGGTAACATATGATGCCGCTAGTCCGTTTATTACAACAGCTAAAGGTCAAGCATATACACAGCATGTACACAGGAATAACAAGTTCAGTTATGTAATGGAACAAGCGGTAGACGACAAACGTTTTCAACACAGTCAGATTCCTTTCCCATACAATAGTCCAATTGGAGAACGTATGGTAATGGGTGACTTGTGTCATATGGGTCCAGGTATGCTTAACAAACTTGGCAAGGAAGGTAAGACAAGTTGGGATAGTTTCTCATACTTCTTACTAATGGCACACAACGTTTATCAACATATTGAAGCATGTCAACGTGCTAACACACTAGCTGACATTGCAACTACTAGATATCAGCCTAGCCACTTAGAGTGGAATAAAGTTAAGCCTGGGCAAAGTGAATTTGACTTGTGGGTACCACGTGATGTAATTTACGTTACAGAGTTTATCAACAAGTTATTTAAGAGCGAAACGCCTATGCAGTTACTAGATGAAGGCGAAGCTATGTTAACACACTTTAGCGGAATGAAATCTATTAAGAGTACACAGAGTGCATTTGATAGTTTATTTGCAGGCGGAGTTGAATCTCAAGGTACAGCAGATACAGAGTTTACCTTGGAACAAGCAGAAGCCGCAGAAGATTTCCTAGAGGGTTTATAATAACAATCAGGGAGTAGATAAATGGGAACTGGAACAATTAATAGTAAGAAACGCTATATGGCATCTCTAACAGAGAAGCATAGAACACTTGACAAAGAGATAATTACGTTGTATAATAACAATACAAGCGACGACATTGTTAAGGCAAAGAAAACTGAGAAGTTGCAGTTAAAACAGCAAATCGTAAAACTTGAAGAACAAATTAATAATCTATAAAGGTAGTTAAATGAAACGAGATTACACATCAAGCACAAATGTTACAGGCGTAACATATTTTGTAGGCACTGAAATTGAACACACTCCAACATTTGGTATGAAAACACTATTTGTTGTTGGTATGCAACGTTTAGAAGAAGTACAAGAGCTAGCTAAAACTAACAAGGTTGAAGCTATATACTTAGGTGCTAATCAAAGTTTCGATATTACTGGAGAACATGGTACTGATGAAGAACAAGAAGGTTGGGATTCATTAGTTAAAGGTCTTGTAAAGGATTACTTTGTAACTCTCGATTTTGATTTAACTTGCATAGAATGGATCCAGGAGTCTGGGTACAGCGAGTATAATAATTTTATCCCAATGGTCAGTGTTAAGGTTCCATACGCTGAACTACTAGGATATAATACTTGTATTAAGATTGATGATATTGATTTTAATGCAACAAACAAAGGTGTGTGGACACATAGTCTACATTCTTTAATGAACCGTAACAAGTTCACAAGTTGGAACCAATATAAACAAGACGAAATAATTGAATAGGAGAATATACAATGCCAAAGAAGATTCGTTTAATGGATGATGCGACAGCAACAGCCGACACAGTAGGTGCTACTACAGGTGCTAAAACACATGAAGAAGCAATCAGTGCAGAAGTAAATATGGAAATAACTACTAAAGCACTAATGAAGTATCTTGAAGCAATTGATTGGAAGCTATGGGAAATGCTTAAGATCATGAAGAAGCAAGAAGAAGAAAAGTAAAATGTTAGATATTGCACAACGTCAAATTTGGGTTACGTTTCAGAAAGAAGGCATACATTTGTATCCTGGCGCTGATAAAGATCCAGCCTTGGCTACAGATAAGTGGGACGATGTAAGTTTCTTGGGCTATGCTCATAGGCACATCTTTCACTTTCGTGTAGCAATTGATGTATTCCATGATGACCGAGATATTGAATTTATTCAATTCAAACGTTGGTTGGAGTCGCTTTACAGCGGTGACATTTTAACACTTAACCACAGGAGTTGTGAGATGATTGGTGAAGAACTTGCTAATCAAATTCATAACAAATATCCAGGTCGTTCGATAACTATTAGCGTTGCAGAAGATAACGAAAATGGTGCTACAATGACATTTAATCCACAACTAAAAGGATAGCTATTATGTCGACTAATAATAATGACAAAAGCGCCTCAGTTAACTTTTTTAAGTTAACTGGATACTACAACATTAATGATATTAAGTATGATCTTCTTAAAATCATTGCCCCATATGATGGGTATATGTATAACGAAAAAGAGACTGAGAAACTTCTCGGTGTGTTTGAATCGTACTTAGGCGATCTCAAACGTTCTTTCAAAATCTTCTCATTTGTTATTGAGAATACTGAGAAAGAAAACGCAATTACATTTGATATTCAAATTAAGATGCAAAAAGATCGAAGCCCTAAGAAGCTTAAAATTCACGTAGGGAAACTTTGGGTAGAAGTAAAACCTAAGGTAGAGCCGACAGATGCGTAAGCTATTTTACATGGGGTTAGAACCCTACGAAGGCAGGTATACATTACAGTTGCAAGACTGGAGTGAACGTGCTTTCAAGAAGCGTGGGATAGAATATGTAGTTGTTCCTGGCGAGACAATTGACGACACTAAAGCAATTAGTGTTGGACAAGTATTAGATGCACATGGACGTTCGTTCTTTGGAATGAGCCAACTAATGAATCTAGTACAGATGATGCGTAGCGGAGAATGTAGTGGGGAGGATGTTGTTTTCTTTGAAGACATGTTTCAACCTGGTATGGAATCTCTACCATACATTATGTGTCAGATACCAGAAGAGCAACGACCTAAAATATTCTTGCGTTGTTTAGCACAGGCAGTAGACCCAGATGACTTTGTTCATGTATGGGGTATGAGCAAGTGGATGTCTTTATACGAGCAGATGTGTAATGAGATTCCTAACGTTCATATACTAGCAACAAACGAAGAAATGGTTGCACATATGCGTATTGCTAATTGGACTGCTCCAATTTTTAATATCAGTGGACTTAGCTTTGGTAAGGAAGAAGTTCTTACTAGAGTGGAACACAAAGTTAAACCATGGAAAGAACGTAGTGACCGTGTAGTATTTGCGGCACGTTTTGATCAAGAGAAACAGCCAGACTTTTTTATGGATGTTATTGAAAAGGTTAAAGCAATACGTCCTGACGTTGAGTTTGCAGTGCTAAGTGGCGGACCATTACGTAGCAACAATCAGAAGTATTTAGATCGTGCGTTACAGATGGAACAAGATGGTAAACTAACAATCCTTAAAGACTTACAAAAGAATGATTACTACAATGTAGTTAATGATTCTAAAGTTATGTTCAATTGTGCATTGCAAGACTGGGTATCTAATACCGTAAGTGAAGCAGACGCATTAGGTTGTAATGTTGTTTATCCTGCATACAGAAGTTTCCCTGAAACATTTGCTAACGACTATACTAGACTTTACACACCGTGGAGTCAAGACAGTGCAGTTGAAAAGATTCTAGCTGGTCTAGATTGGCCTAGTGAGAACATGGGAAAAATTAGTAACTGGACTGATGGTACAATCGATCGTATGATTGACATCATGGAAGGAAGCTACAAGAAGAACACATGGGCTCGTAACGATAATCGTTATAGAGATCACGTAGCGGAGGCAAAGTATTAAATGAGAATACTAGTAACAGGAGCCAGTGGTTATATTGGTGCTCAAACATGTAAGGCGTTATCGCAGTATCATGAAATAGTAGCAGTTGATCGCAACACAGTCAAGCACAACTACTTTAAAGAGTTTTATTGCGAAGACTATGGATCGTTTGAAGTGCAACAGTTACTACTCAATATTGATGCTGTGGTGCATATTGGTGCAACTAGTTTAGTAGGCCCTAGTGTTTTAGACCCTAGCAAGTACTACAAAAATAATGTTGTATCAACTATTGCATTGTTAGATGCATGCAAGGCACAAGGCGTTAAACGTGTTGTCTTTGCAAGCAGTGCCGCAACTTATGGGGAACCAAAGGAAGATGTATGTACAGAATCTGGACAGCATGAACCGGTTAACCCTTATGGTTGGAGTAAGCGTATGACAGAGATTATGCTAGCAGATTATGCTACAGCATATGGAATTAACAGTGTTAGTTGTCGCTTCTTTAACGTAGCAGGTGCAGACTTAGAAGGCGAGTTTGGACAGGAGAAACAAGCTACACATATTATTGCTAAGATTATGGAACTTGCTTTGGATAACAAAGAGTTTACATTAAATGGCGATGGCTTTGGCACACCAGATGGAACATGTGTAAGAGATTACGTACATGTACATGATGTTGCTAGAGGTTTAGGTATGGCATTAGACTTCACAGAGAACAACAAAGGCGCATTTAGATTTAACATGGGTAACGGAAAAGGTTACAGCAACATGGATATTATAAATGCAGTAAAAGAGCACACGCCTTTAGATCCAACGTATAAAGTTGGACCAGCACGTGCAGGCGACCCAGCCACACTAATAGCAGACAGTACATTAGCTAACAGGGTATTAAAATGGACACCAAATTATGGGCTTGACACAATAGTAAAGACAGCGTATAATTATTATATCAAAAACAATAAGACATCCACGTCTTAAACTCGGAGAACAGAATGACTAAGTCAGAACAAATAAAGGCCCGCCTAAAACTAGGCAACATACGTTACTGGGCAGGCGATAACATTTCAGAAGTAATGCAAGAAGGCGACAAGGAAGAACTAATTGAAGAACTAGTTCCTAAGTTTGAGGCTGTTCTTGACAGTTTACTAATTGATCGAGAAAACGATCCTAACAGTAAAGACACAGGTAGACGTCTAGCAAAGATGTATATCAAAGAATTAATGAGTGGGCGATATGAACCCATCCCAAACGCAACAGCATTTCCTAACCATATAAGTGAAGGTTATAGAGGTATGCTAGTTATCCGTAGTGAACTTACAAGTGTATGTTCACATCATCATCAACCAGTTAAAGGAGTTGCATACATAGGTATTATTGCATCTGAGAAGTTAATTGGTTTATCAAAGTATACTCGTATTGCACAATGGTGTGCAAGGCGTGGAACGTTACAAGAAGAACTATGTAATGATATTACCGCTGAAATTATGAAAGCAACAGGTAGTAAAAACGTAGGTGTTTATATTCAAGCAACACACGGTTGTTGTGAGAACAGAGGCATTATGGCACATAGTAGTCTAACACAGACAACAGTATTAGAAGGCTCGTTTAACACAGACCCAGGAACTAAAACTGAATTCTTTAACAACATTAAATTACAACAGGAGTTTGCACCAAGATGATAGAAAAAGTATATTATACATGGAAAGACATTGAACATCAGATTCAAGTCATTGGAAATTTAATGGCAGCTGATGGTTGGCGTCCAGATTACATTGTAGGATTAACACGTGGTGGATTAGTTCCAGCCGTAATTATGTCCAACTCAACTGGTATTCCAATGCATGCATTAGATGTTAGGTTCCGTGATACTAACGAAATGTACGGCCCAGAAAGCAATACATGGATGGCCGAAGATGCACTTGGTTATGATGGTACAGAAGACTTTAAGTCTTACAACAAAAAGAACATTCTAATTATGGACGACATTAATGATTCCGGTCGCACACTGTCTTGGATTAAACAAGACTGGCGAGGTGGATGTTTACCAGACAGCCCAGCATGGGATAGTATATGGGGTAGCAATGTTCGTACAGCATGTCTAATTGACAATGGTGGCAGTGGCTTTGGCGACTGTGATTATACAGCATTAGAGATAAACAAAATGGAACGTGACCAATGGATTGTATTTCCATGGGAAGGCGAACGTAACTACGGACAAGCATAATGTCAGCTCAAAAACATTACTCAGGTGGATTGGTAACTTCAACAATACAGGGCAAAGGAACACTTGGCCCTATTACTACAATTAGTAACGCTAGTAGTGGATCGTTTATAACATCAAACGGAACTACAATACCACTGAACAACAACTCAATAACAACTTCTTCTGCACAGCCTAGCATAGTGATACAGCACGACGGTATAGATATAGATGTAGGCAAAGTATTGCAAGAACTTCAGCTATATAAGACTGTATTTTCAGACATATTGACTGAAATGGGCGTTGATGTGCCTACTAAAGTAGAAAAACACCGTTTTATACAAAAACTTTCAAAATAAATCAAATAAACCAAGACTTTTCGGTTGACAACCACCCTGTTTCATCGTATAATATATATACAAGTTAGAAATTTAACAGTTTTATAACACGTCAGGAGACAACACTATGAAAAAGTTACTAATTACGGCACTGCTAACAATTTGTTTAACAAGCACAGCATACGCCGCACCAGCATTTAAGAGTTACTATGATTACGCAAGTGGTCTAAACAGTGGATTACAAATTAGCTTTTCCACTTCAATGGTAAAAAACTACAATCGTTCTAATAAATCTTACAAGGGTTTGATTGACAAGTATGATCACTTGTTTAGTAAGTACGGTTGGTTTCAGAACCTTAAGCTAAGGTACGCTTTCCAAGTAGAAGAAATCTCAAAGTACAATTTGCTACTTAACAAAGTTGAAGCAAAGGTTACACTAGTAAGCACAAGTTATGTTAATACTAATGGTGTAATTACTACACGTGGAACTATCTCAGAAACAAGTAATACTGTAGTTGTAGAAGAAACAGTTGACAACAACGTAACAGAGTATGCAGTAGTTACTAAAACATTCTCAACCCCAATTAAGAAACAGGCTTGGGAAAATGTTAATGCTATTACATTATATAGTGATGGAACTAAAGGTTCTACTAACACTACAAAAACAACATCAATTACAAATACTGTAGAAACAGAGACAAAGGTAGAGCGTACTGTTATACGTACATACGCATTGGTTGTTGAACCAGTTGTTGTAGTTGAAGAAGTAGTTGCAGAAGTAGAAGTAGTTGAAGAAGTAGTTGAGGTTGTTGAGGTTGTTGAAGAAGACAAGCCAGTAGTCGTAGTAATTACTGAAGCAGAATATCTTGCAAGAAACGATGTTACATATACAGATACTGAAACATATCGTAACGCAGTATGGGCAATGAATAGCAGAATCAATCAAACATATACAGACACAGTATTGTCTAAGCATTATGGTAATCACTTAGAAACTATTGGTGCACCGGCTGCATGGAGCAGAGGTTACACTGGTAAAGGTTCTACTATTGCTATACTTGATACTGGTATTGATATGGACCATACGGAATTTAAAGACAGCATTAAAGGTACAAAATGTTTCACACGTAGCTGTAGGTTAGGTATTGAAACAATAGATGATCTTAACAAGTACTCACACGGAACACACGTTGCAGGTATTGCAGCCGCAAACTTAGATGGTGTAGGTACTACAGGTGTTGCTTATGATGCAGACTTGCTAATTGCAAAGACAGCATACGATGCAGGATCATTTGACTTTACAGTTGTAGACGAAGCAATTGAATGGGCAGTTGAAAATGGTGCTGATGTAATTAATATGAGTGCTAACTATAACTTTGATAACACATACAAGAACTCAATTACTAAGATGTCAGATGGAATGTTTATGTCAACAGACACACGTGGACGTAATGGTATTACATTTGATAAGTTTGGTTATGCAGGACTACTAGACAGTCAACATTATTATAAGAACATTGTTAACGCAATGAAAGGACACGAAGCAGTACTAGTAATGTCAGCAGGTAACCAAGGTACAGACGTTGTTGGACAGCCAGGCTTTATTGCACTAGATGCAGAAGTTGGTGACAGGGTTTTACTTGTTGGTAACTATGATACACGTTTAGGTAAAATTGACCGTAGCAGTAACAAAGCTGGTACAATGTGTTTTGATGTTGTAGCTGGTACAAATACATGTGCAAGTGATGCACGTATTAGTGATAGGTATTTGATGGCGCCAGGACGTTATGTTGCAAGTACAGATAACAATGGAGAGTACAGAACTAACAGTGGTACGTCACAAGCGGCTCCAATGGTATCAGGTGCAGTTGCAATTGTACACCAAATGTGGCCACACATGACAGGTGCTAACTTGTCTAAGTTGTTGCTAAACACAGCCAGCAAAGATATTGTAGGCTATGATGTAAACGTACATGGACAAGGATTGCTAGACTTAAACGAAGCTACACTACCACAAGGTGCTATTGGACTTCCTACTACAGGACGAGTTACAGGTGGCAAGGTAGATGTAAGTAACAGTGGAACAATTGCAGTACAAGGTGGAAGTATCTCATCACTAACAAGTGTTATGGTTGTTGATGCATACGACAGAGACTATTACTTTGATGCTAACAGCATGGTACAAGTAAACGACACACGTACTACAAGTCCAGTGGAAGCCGCTAAGAATGGTTTTGCACCAGACTACTACATTGGTTTCTCAGGTGGAACAGTTATCCCAACAGGTAACGGAAGTACATTCCTAAGCATTAACGAAACTAATAATAACATCAGCTTGCTACAAACATACGATAAGTTCTCATTAGGTCTTGTTAACGAATCAGACACTTACTTAGGTAACTATGCAAACAGTAGCTTAATGAAAGTAGATGGTAGTAACACAGCATACATTGGTTACAATGAAAGCATTGACATGGGAGATGGATTAAAGTTTTATGGTAGTGCAACAATTGGTGCAACAAAACTAGATGTTGATAACAGTTCAATGCTTAAGAGTGCAGACATTATGATGTCTAACAGTGCTACACTAGGCTTCTCGCAAACTATAAACACAAGAAGTACATTTGGGTTTGTAACAAGTATGCCAGTTAGCATTACAAGTGGTAAAGCACACTTTAACTTGCCAACTAGTGTTAGTACTAATGGAGACATTAATAGTTCTAATATGAGTAGCTCATTAGAAGCTCCTAAAAGAGAAGTAGACTTTGGATTGTTTTATAACTACAACCCAACAGAGAATACAGCTTTTACAGCTAACATTGAACTACGTACTAACTATGCAGGAACAAGTGAAAACATGGGTACAGCAGGCGTAAGCTATAAGGTGATGTTTTAATGTCGGGAACATATAAAAGGGGCAAGCTAGAAGTAATAGCTGGCCCTATGTTCGCAGGTAAGAGTAGTGAGCTTCTAAAGAGGCTACTATTCATTGAGCATGGTGGACATAAAGTATTAGTACTAAAGCCAATTGTTGATGACAGGTATGACAGTAACTTTATAGTAACACACAATCAATTAAAGCACCCGGCTGTAGCAGTAATTGATTTAGAACTAGTAAAAGATAATTACACAATTAAGCCTTACAACTACCACTCAGTGTTTATTGATGAAGTACAGTTTTTTGATATGAACGAAGCTATGTGGTTTGTAGAAGAAGGGTTAAGAGAAGGAGTTAACTTTGTAGTTGCAGGACTCGACCAAGACAGTCGTGGAGTTCCATTTGAGACTACAAGCAGAATGCTAGCACTCGCAGACGAGGTTGTTAAAATAAAAGCATTTTGTACTATATGTGGAATGGATGCAGGAAAGACACAACGGTTAAAAGCAACCAGACACTCATCTAGGGTTAAAGTCGGCGGAGCAGAAACATATGAGCCTCGCTGTCACGAACATTGGGAGAGTAAATAATGACATATGCAGTAAAAGTAATGTTGTCAGTTGATGACTGGATTTACATTACAAAAAATAATAGCACACATTGTTGGGACTTAAAGCCTGAGACGTTTGCTACAAAGAAGTTGGCATACGGATTTGCCAAACAATGGCGCCTTAGCGGAAAAGGCCAAAACGTAAAAGTGGTGAAATATAATGAAAGTTAATATAGGAAATTATCCTAGTTGGAACAGGTTTACCAATTGGATTGGATATGAACCTAAACAGAAGATCAAAGTTCAAATAGAAAGATGGGATACGTACAGCATGGACCAAACACTATCACATATTATCCATCCTATGTTGATTCAGCTTAGAGATACATCACATGGTATCCCTTGGGTAGATCAAAAAGATGTACCAAAAACACTAAGGTGGACAAAAGCAGAAGCAGTTGCTTATGAAAAACATGGAGACATGGACGACAACTTCGGGCCAAGGTGGGAGTGGATTATTAATGAAATGATCTGGGCATTCGGCCAAAAGATAACTGATGATGACAATACATTTGGAGAAGGTAATTGGGATGTGTCCTGGACAGATACTGGCAAAGGTGATGGTACTTCTGAAATGAAATATGGACCTGATCATACTTATAAGATTGACAAGGATGCACTTACTAATCATCATGATAGAATGAGGAAAGGGTTTTTATTCTTTGGAAAATACTATGAGCATCTTTGGGACTAGGTACAGGCTGTTTGTTAAATGGTATCGTAAACTCAGGGTTGACGGTTATGCTTGGTATAACTGTTTAGCTTGGGCGTGGAGTAATTCAAGAACACACAATATAGATGGGAGCTACAGACGATGAACTATACAAAAATTGATGACAAGAACTGGATTGTAGTTGTGCAGGAAGATGGAAAAACAAAAGAACTGTTTATTGAATTTCCACCAGGCGCAATTGATCAAGCAGGATGGAGTGATGATCAAGATCTAGAATGGATTATTAATGACGATCAATCTGTTACATTAAGAAAGAAAGACAATGGAGAAACGTGAAAGCTACTATGATTTTATGGGGCGTAAACTTAGGGAAGATGAAAACAAAATGACACAACTAAATCTGTTCGTAGAAGATATTAATATATCAAACCTTGATAGGCAAACAGAACTTATGGCTATCACAGCAGAAGAATGTGGCGAACTAGTACAGTCGTGCATGAAGATAGCAAGATGGGGAGTAGATAAAAAGAAGATTGCTTCGTTACTAGAAGAAGCAGGAGATGTAGCATTGATGTTAGACTTGTTAGTAGAGAATGGATACATTACTAACGAAGAACTAAATGCTAGGAAAACAGTAAAACGACTTAAACTAACAAAGTATTCTAATTTAATTAACTGAGAGAAATAAATGAACAATAAAGAACTATACATGTTATGGCACGATCAGGGATTCCTTGGTACATGGCTATCGTGGTTTATTAATAGCCACAGCAACTTCGGACAATACAAAGGCAACTTTAAGCATACGCCAATTGCACAATCAAGTCGTACTACTAAAACATTTGAAGAACCTCTATACTTTAATCAATCTATTGGAACATGGAACTCTGTGCTTAGTCACAAGATACCTGCTAAGATACTTAACGAGAAGCCTAGCACGTATGATGAGCACATAGCTTGGTGTGATGCAATGGCTTGTAATAAAGACTACACAAAGCTAACTACACGCATCTCTAACCACTTTACTCCCGAGCATGCATTAACGTATGACTTTGCATCTAGATTTAAAAAGCATGAAGTAAAAGTTACTAAGAACATTTGTATTCACGCAGGCGACTATGCAAGCATGATATCAGATAGGCTAAAAGACTTAACACACCATGACATCTATCATGCAAATCACGCACAGTTGCGTACAGAATGGATACAACGTATTGACGATCGTAACGAACGTGTAAACTTTCCTTACCTAAGCACACTAGCACCTAATCACATTGTTGATATTAGTAGGCTTATGGGTGGAAGTAAAGTTGAGTATAGGCATTTACTAGAAGCAATAGGTGAAGAGCCACATCCCAATTGGAAATCTAAAATAGCAATGGCTAATGAAATGTTTACAAAATACCAATGGGTGGAGCCTAATGTCATTGCATAAATAATGTAGCAATGTATATATCTAACTCATTAGAAATTGAACTTACTACTAAATGCACACTAGGATGTTCAGCATGTCCACGCAACGATCCTAAAGAGAATAGAGAAGATTGGGACGTTGGACATATTGATTTACAACTAGTGAAAAATATTATAGACCAAGACCATTACAAGTCTTTATTATTTGTAGGTTGCTATGGTGATCCAATTTATCATCCAGACTTTATAGAAATATGTCACTATGCAATTGCAAGAGGAAAGAGACTATTAATACATACAAATGGTAGCTATAAAAAACAAAAGTGGTGGGACGAATTAGCTAAAGCTGATTGGAAGAAGTACCATAACTTTACATTTAGTGTAGATGGGTTAGAAGATACTAACGGAATATATCGTGAACGTATGCAATGGTCAAGTATAATAGCAGGTATGCAAGCAATGAGTAAAACCCAAGCTACAATTGAATGGAAGATGTTAGTGTTTCCATATAACATACATCAAGTTCCAGAAGCACGTAGGCTAGCTGAAAGCATGGGAATAAGATTTACACCAGTAACAAGTGAAAGAGGCCATGGAGCATATAAACATGAAACACCTGAAATCTTTATGTGGAAAAACAACCTAGAAGGAGAAGCCTTAGGCTTATCTGGAGTTCCAGGGTTGCCACAATGATTAGACCTAGATGTACAGAAAATGGAATGCCAATGTTTTTATCAGCAAGTAATATATTAAAGCCTTGTTGTTTTTTAAACACTACTAGGCAGTATAACTTTTTTAAAGAATGGGGCGAAGCAAGAGGATTAACAGTTGAAGCAGACTTAGATGCATCTAAGCATACAATGGAAACAATATTGTCTAGTCCTACTTGGCTAGCATTGATTGAGAGTTTTAAACATCAAGGACAATCACCTAGTACATGTGAAAAACAGTGTGGTCCAGGATCGTACAAAAGCACAAGTGGAACTGCTAAACATAGCACTTTCAAAGAATAAAAACTATAAGGAAATATTATGAAGATAGCCGTATTCGGTTGTGGTTTCGTAGGAGGAACCGTAGCAAACTTTCTAACTGAAACAACAGACATAGAAGTAATTAAAGTAGACCCAAAATTATATCCAGATGTAGATCCATTAGATGCTGCAATTGCCGCTGATGGAATTATTATTGCGGTACCAACACCAAGCAACCCAGACGGAAGTTGCGACGATAGTATGATACAGCAAGTATTATCTATGTGTGATTATCGTTCAAAGATACTAATCAAAAGCACAGTAACACCAGACTTGCTACAAAACTATGATGTTAATGTAGTATACAATCCAGAGTTCTTAAGAGAAGCACACGCAGAAGAAGACTTTAAGAATCAACATACATTTATACTAGGACATCATGATAACAACAGAGCAGATGCTTTTTGGTGGGCAGATGTGTTCCAACGTAACATAACTGAATGTGTATTTACAAACAGACGTACAGCAAGCATGATCAAATATACACACAATTCTTGGCTAGCTACTAAGGTTGCATGGTTCCATGAGCTATATGCTAACCTACCACCTGAAGTAGACTATGGCACTATTACTAGTACCTTAGCTAGATTTGACACTATTGGTAAAACACACATGGATGCACCAAATAGTCAAGGAACACTAGGTTATAGTGGTAATTGTTTCCCAAAAGACGTAAAAGCCTTGACAAAGGAAGTAAATCATAGTATACTTAGTACTGTAAATGAGACAAATAATAAACTTAATAAAGGAGATTAGCATGTTCAATATAAAAGAAGTAATGGCACTGAGTGCAGGTATTTTAATATTTTTGTTAGTAACTGGTGCGGCACAAGCAGATTCGCATTCAGCAGTGAAAGTTGACGGATATGTCAAGCATCATTATAAAACTGTTACTACACAACAACAAACAAACAACAGGCAATGTCAAGAAGTAGACATTCCAATTTACGGCAATGACGGTGGCGAAGTTACTATACAGCAACTTTTTGGTGCTATCATTGGTGGTGTTGTAGGATCTAACGTAGGCAAAGGCAACGGCAAAACAATTGCTACTGCAACAGGCGCTGTTATTGGATCTCAAATTGGTAAAAACAACGCAACAAAGAAAAACATAATTGGTTATAAAAGACAGACAGTTTGTGAAGACAATCCGACATACAATAATGTAACTACTCTTGTCTACTCGCATAGTACTATTAGATTTGCTGATGGTTCTGCACAGTACGACATTCGATTCAAAAAGCAGTAAAGGAGCAGGACATTGAAATTAAGGTATAGCGAAGCATTCTACAGTGTGCAAGGCGAAGGTAAGTTTGTAGGTGTACCAAGTGTATTTTTACGTACATTTGGTTGTAACTTTCGTTGCATGAACTTTGGATTGCCTAGGTCAGAACCAAGTAGAGCAGAGAAGCACACCGCAGGGCAACGATACAATGAAGAAGTATTGGGCCTAATCACAGAAGGTGTTCATCAAACAACAGAAAAGTTTACTGACTTACCTATTATACATACAGGGTGCGATACTTATGCAAGTATCTATCCTGAGTTTAAAGAGTATAATAAGCAAGCAGAAGTAGATGAAGTTGTTGAACACTTATTAAGTTTAACTCCCGAAGGCAAGTGGACTTGCGATAATGGTCAAGACATACACTTGATTATGACTGGTGGAGAACCCTTATTAGCTTGGCAACGAGTATACGTTGAGTTATTTAAGCACCCTAAGATGGCAGATTTAAAAAATGTTACATTTGAAACAAACACTACACAACACTTACACGAAGACTTGTTTAAATATCTCAACGACAATGACGACATTACAGTCACTTGGAGTTGTTCCCCAAAACTTAGCGTTTCAGGAGAATCTTGGGAAGATGCTATTAAACCTAAAGTTGCTTTTGAGTATAGCCTTGTTGACAACAGCGACCTTTATCTTAAGTTTGTTGTCGCTGATCGTACTGATATTGAAGAAGCCGGTAGAGCTGTTCAAGCATATCGCGATGGTGGAGTTGAATGTCCGGTCTATCTTATGCCGATGGGCGGACGCAGTGAAGAATATAATCTCAATGTGCAGGAAGTCGCAAATATCTGCATGGAAAAAGGCTGGAGATTTACCCCAAGATTACACATATCCCTCTTCGGAAACGCCTGGGGAACCTAAGGATTATGATGACTATGTATCGCACTTTGCTAAACAACGCAAGTATAAGTCTGAAGCACATAAGAAGGCTATGCAAGCCAAGTACCCAAGAGACTTGGAAGACGACTTACGTAAAGCAGGAATGTAAGCCTAACATGGTTGTATGGAATTTAAGTAATGAAGGATAAAATGGATAACACAACAGAAACACAATGCGAAGATTGCCGTATAGAAATAACGACTAAAGGTATTACAGTAGATAGCAGTGAAGGTAACTTATACTTTGAAGCTATTATATTAGTAACAGTATTAGCCGTTGTTTACATTGGCAAGAAGCTAGTAGACAAGTATATTAAATGAGTAAAATAACGGATTGGGCAGATGACTTGTCCATGCTAGAAGGCACAGAAAGACTAGTACATCTTATAGATTTAGCTAGGTTGCCTACAACATTGCCAGAAGCATTAAGAACTAAAGAGAATCTTATAGGTGGATGCATGTCTAAGATATGGGTTGATGTTGGTATAGTTGAAGAAAAGGTCAAAGTATATTATGATAGTGATGCAATGATTACAAAAGGTATTACACATGTAGTATGCGATTGCTTTTCAGATATACCAGTTGCAGATTCAAAACAATTGAATAAAGCTAGCTTTGACAACTTAGGAGTAAAAGAACTTCTAACTTCTCAAAGACGGAATGGGCTAGGAAGTCTAATAGATACAATAATACATAAGGTAAACAAACTATGAACGAAGGAAGTTATATTTTTACAAGCGAAAGTGTCAGTGATGGGCATCCAGATAAGGTAGCAGACCAAATCTCAGATGTACTAGTTGACGCAGGACTAAAGAACGGTGATGAGACAACACGAGTTGCCGTAGAGACACTTGTAACCACTAACCATGTTACGGTAGCGGGTGAGGTAAAAAACTTCAATGTCAGTGACGATGATGTTAAAGAGTTAATTAAGAATAAAGTCAAAGAGATTGGCTACGAACAAGATGGATTCCATTGGGATAAACTAAAAATCTATAATGAGATTCATGCACAAAGTGGAGACATTGGTTTAGGTACTAATGACTTTGGAGCAGGAGATCAGGGAATGATGTTTGGCTATGCAAGTAATGAGAACGAAGCATTTATGCCAGCACCTATTTACTTCTCGCATAAGATTCTACAAGAACTTAAATTTATGCGTTTAGATGGATATGAGTTTTTACTACCAGATGCTAAGTCACAAATTAGTGTGCAGTACGAAGGTGGTAAGCCTAAGCGTATTGATCAAATTGTAGTATCACATCAGCACAAGGACGGATTTGTTCATAGTGTTGTAGGTCCTGTTAGGAGTGCATGTGAAAAGGTATTAGGCGATTTAATTGACAAAAATACTGTATGGCATATTAACCCAACAGGCAACTTTGTTATTGGTGGACCAGATGGAGACACTGGTGTAACAGGACGTAAGATTATCGTAGACACATATGGTGGATTTGCACCACATGGCGGTGGAGCATTTAGTGGAAAAGATCCTACTAAGGTTGATCGTTCAGCGGCTTACATGGCACGTTGGTTAGCAAAAAATGTAATAGCAGACGATATGGCAGATTGGTGTAATATCCAATTAAGCTATGCTATTGGCGTAAAGGAACCTACTAGCATTTATGTAGATTCTAATGGACACAACAGATCAATTCAGAACTTTATTAAGAACAATGTTGACCTTACACCAAAGGGAATCATTGATAAGTTTGATTTGTTTAACTTTAACAAGTACAGTGCGAATTGTACATACGGACACTTTGGTGATAAGGATGTACCGTGGGAAAAAATAGGATGGTAAGTATGGCTAAAAAAGATAAAACACTAGGTGAAAAAATAACAGGAATGTTTAAAAAAGCACCAGTTGAAAAAAAGAAAGAAGTAAGTGAAAAAGACAAAGCTACAGCAAAGGGAGAACCTTTTGTTAAAGTATTAGATATTAACTATGACAAGTCAAATCCAGGTGATGGATACTTTGAGTTGGAATGGAATAATATCTTTGTTAAGAAGTTATTGGATGCTGGCTACAGTGGAGCAAATGAAAACGAAATCGTTGACAGTTGGTTTACAGGACTATGTAGGCAGATATCTGAGGACCCAGGGTTTAAGGAAACAACGTAGGAATAATTATGAATAAAATAGGAATGAGCGTACCAAACACAACGTGGAAAACACGTGTGCGTGATGATAGTATCAGTGGGGACAACCCATTTAAGTGGCAAGACCTAGCAAATGTAGATGTGTTTGCTCATAAGCGTGTATTAGTATTTTCACTTCCAGGTGCATTTACACCAACATGCTCTACGATGCAGTTGCCAGGTTTTGAAGAAAATGCAGATGCATTTTATAGTGCAGGAATTGAAGACATCTATTGTATTAGTGTTAATGATAGTTTCGTAATGAACCGTTGGGGACAAACAGTCGTTGAGGGTGGATTACAAAACGTTAAGCTACTACCAGATGGTAACGGAGACTTTACTGCAGGCATGGATATGTTAGTTGACAAAACGCATATTGGCTTTGGTCAGCGTTCATGGCGTTATGCAATGGTTGTGGATAAAGGAATAATTACACATTGGTTTGAAGAGCCTGGTTTTAATCAAACTGGAACTGATTCAGATCCGTATGGTGAGACTTCACCTGAGAATGTTTTAAATGCAATAACGATTGACATGCATCAATAATTGTGTTATTATAGTGTTAATAAATTTTAGATAAGGACTATGAAGATGAGTTATATTTTAGTAGATGCAGCGAATATGTTCTTTCGTGCAAGACATGTAGTACGTGGTAGTGATATGCATACAAAAATTGGTATGAGTTATCACATTATGTTTAATAGTATTAACAAGGTGTGGCGTGAGCAAAAAGGCACACATGTTGTTTTATGTCTTGAAGGACGTAGTTGGCGTAAAGATGCATATGAACCTTATAAGCGAAATCGTAGTGTAGCACGTGCCGCACTTAACGAAACTGAGCAAGATGAGGATCGTGCATTTTGGGAAGCATTTGATGAACTAAAAGCATTCTTCGAGAAACGTACTAATGTTACAGTATTACAACACAGTGAATGTGAAGCAGATGACTTTATTGCTAGGTGGATCCAGAATCACCCTAACGATAAGCATTGCATAGTATCAAGTGACAGCGACTTTTATCAGTTACTAGGCCCTAACGTACAACAGTATAATGGTATTACTGGACAGCTAATTACTACAGAAGGCATCTTTGATGACCGTGGTAAGCCTGTAATGGATAAAAAAACTAAGGAACCTAAACTCCTTGGAGACCCGCAGTGGTTGTTGTTTGAGAAATGTATTCGAGGCGACACAAGTGACAACGTGTTTAGTGCATGCCCAGGTGCTCGTAAGAAAGGCACTAAGAACAAGGTTGGTATGCAAGAAGCGTTTGCAGATAAAGAGTCTAAGGGCTATAACTGGAATAACTTTATGCTACAACGTTGGGTAGATCATGAAGGTGTTGAGCATCGTGTACTAGAAGATTACGAACGTAACAAACACATTATTGATTTAACACAACAGCCTGATAACATTAAGGCTTCGTTAGATGAAGCTATTGTTGAACAAGTCCAGAAAGAACACAAAGGACAAGTAGGCATACACTTTATGAAGTTCTGTGGTAAATGGGATATGCAACGTATTGTAGAAAAGGCTCAAGATCATTCTACGTATCTAAATAGGAGCTATGCTAATGCACAAACTTAGAGCATATGTATTTGATGTAGATGGTACACTAACACTTAGTAGAACTTTAATGGACCCAGAGTTCAAAAAGTTCTTTAAAAAGTTTGTAGAGTATCATAAAGTATATATTGTAACGGGCAGTGACTATCCTAAAACTTTAGAACAACTAGGCAAAGATACAATGCATGCAGTAATACGTTCATACAATTGCAGTGGAAATAGTATATGGGAAAGAGGAGAGAACATCTTCAATAATCCATGGACAATTGAAGCAGATGCAAATGCATTCTTAGAAAACGCATTACAAGAATCAAACTTTAAAATCAGAACTGGAACACACATTGAACAACGTCCTGGTATGGTAAACTTTAGTGTACTAGGCAGAGGCGCAACAACAGAACAACGTGCCGCTTATGTAGACTATGATGCTGATATGGGCGAACGTGCAGTTATTGCAACACAGTTTAATGCATTGTACGCATCAACAGGACTTAATGCACATGTAGCAGGTGCAACAGGAATTGACATTGCTCCAATTGGTAAAGACAAAAGTCAGATACTAAAGGACTTTGACGATATGCATGTTTATTTCTACGGAGATATGATGCAAGAAGGTGGTAACGACAGGCCACTAAAAAACGCAATCGAAGCTAGAAACAGTACACAAGATAGAACGTTTACAGTTACAGATTGGAAACATACATTTAACCTATTAAAGGAAGCATACTAATGGTAATCGATACAGCAGAAGGCATCAACTTGATGACTGGCACTAAAGTAGAACGAACTGAACTTGAACTTCAGCTTCGTGATAATATTATGGAAGTTACATTTAACAAAATTAACGGCGACAAACGTATAATGAGCTGTACATTGAGTAAGAATGTTCTACCACCAGCAACTAAGAAAGATCCTCTAACACAGGAAAAGATTCGTAAAATTAACGAAGAAGTAATGAGTGTTTGGGATACAAATGCTAATGGCTTTCGTAGTTTCCGAATGGCAAATATTGTCGAAGTTAAACAACTAAAAGCAGTATAATTAAATGGCTCATAAGATTAAAGAAATCATTACTGACAAGTATTGGATCGTTGAAAGTCCTTATATGAAGATAGGAACTATACGTAAAATACCTGAAGGCTATGAGTTCTTTAATCAAATTGAGAACACAAAGACGCTGTTAGACACCCTACAGGGCTTCAAATCAGCTACTGTAGCGCCTACAGACACAACTACACAAATTTATAAGGGACTACCTACAAACGCAACAGAATTACACCCTGAAGAGCACCCTACGCTACCCGCATTTAAAAAGACTAAGACTGGTAAAACAGTATTTGTTGCAGGCTATTATATTTTAAAATATACTGGCATGGGCTGGCAACATGCATTTTGTCCAAAATTAGAGACAGTTGACAAATATGAGACTAGAGGCCCCTATTTCACTGAGTGGGATATGAACTTAAATCTTAAGAAAGCAAAATCGGAACCAAAAAATGAAACATCTTCCATTTAATTCAATTATGTTTTTTGCGACACTCATTCTATTAGCAGTAGCATATACTAGTGGAGCAATAGCACAGACTACCGGACCAAATAGTTTACTAGACGGAGATCAATACACAGACCCAACAGTTCCAGAAGAAGAAGCCCCAGATGCTGTACCTAAGAAGAATCAAAGCCAGCAATGGATATCTGCATCACGTCCTATTATGTGTAACAGTATACCCTATATTAAAGGTTGGTTACAAGCTAAAGGACAAGTTATGATTGGCTCAGGACATAAACCAAAAGAGTATATGCCAAGTGATCCATTCGATGGTATTATCCTTTTAATGAACTTAGAAACAAAAGAGTATACCATGTTGTTAGTTAGTGCAGAGCATAACTTAGCTTGCATAACGGCAGCAGGTGCATCATTCACAACAGGTGGTGTCAAATAGTAAAATAATAAACCGTTAAGTCTAGTTTTATCTTCCATTTGTATAAATACAAGTAATAGGAGAAACAAATACTAATGGCTAGACCAAAACCAAACATTATACTCGACCAAGTAGATAAAAGTTACAACAGTGAACAGATTTTAGAAGCAGGCGCAATTTATGCAGTGTATTATGAGAACAAACCAATTAATTTAAGGACCATGAACACACTAGTAAACTACCCTGGGCCTAAGTATAAGAAAGTAAGTTTCTCAAACAGTGGACACGCATTTAACCTTTCAGACAGACTTAATAAAAAGTTTAATTCTGATCAGTTTAGCGTAGTAAAATTGACTCATGGCGAAACAGTTACTAGAAACTCGAAAAGTTCAAACTGATATAATCAAACTATTTTCAATTGATTTAGAGATTAAGGCAGTTTTTAAAAATACGCAGACCTTACGGCTAACAAAGGTAGGTCAGCGTATACTAAGTAAATCTTACGATAGTTGGGTGTTCGAGTCACCTAAGCTAAATGCAAATAATTTAATTAATTTGCTACGTAAGATGCGATATCCCTATTATATTGATAAGGATAAACTAATCTTGTATACTGAGAAAGATGCCTTTCTCGCAAAGTTTGCAGGAGCACAAGGATGGTTAGATGGCAAATAAAATAGAAGGAATTGAAATTCCAGAGTTAATAAACGTACACTGTACAGACAACGATCAGACAGTTGAAGTGCAGTATATATCACACCACAATAATATGATAAGAACAGACCTACAAGGAATCCCCTTAAACTTTAATCACTTAAAACGGAACATATACGTTGCCAATTTCAATGGCAGAGAATTTGTTATGAAACTATGAATCAAATAGACTTACACGGACAAACAGTACATGAAGCTTGGAAGACATTTAGCGAACATGTAGCAGACTGTTACTTCAACGACATTAAAGCAACTACAGTTATTACAGGACACGGACAAATTGGTGAAGAACTAATTGCTTGGGTACATGCTAATAAACACTGTCAACATGCCTCTAAAGGTAGAAACACAGGTGCTTACACTGTAGCTATTAAGAAAAACAAGAAACATAAGCCTACTGTAAAAGCAAACACTACTGTAGATTTAAGTCAACTGATTAAAAAGTGGAATAATCATTGACAACTAAGCAAATTTAATATACTATGTATATAGTTTTAACCTAAAGAAGAATATTTAAATGTCAGATGAGAGCTTTAGTCACTTTGTAAAACAGTTAGAAAAAATGTCAAACGAAATAAAAACAAAACCTATAAAGATAAACGCTAAAGACAATGCTAAGTGGTGGTATAAGCTAAGCCTCGAAGACAAGCATCAAGCATTTTATGCAGTAGTTAGTACTATGCTAAAAGCAGAAACAACTTCCAGAAAGACATACAGAAACTCACTATACGAAGTTTTTAAGTTTGGCCCTGAGATGTATGATGCAGGAGTTCAATGTGGATACAAAGAACTTCATAAGATGTTAGAGAAAGATAAAACATTTGATGACGTAGACGAAATACGTATTCAAGACAGCAACGGAATTTTTAACCTAGACCTTAGTGTAAGTGAATTTAGCTTTACTAAAGAAGATAACGGTTATGGAAGTAAGACCCTAATATTGAAAATTAAGACAGATAAAGAGGAATAAGAATGTCAGTCAAACTAGTATGCTATTCAAAAGCAACCAATCATTACAAAGAAGAAGGACTTGAAAATTTACAAGATCTAATTGCATTTTGTGCAAAAGTTAGTAACCCATCAGCACAGATTAACCACGAAACAAGCGAGCGACTAATCAAGTATTTGATTAAACATCAACATTGGTCACCTCTGGAAATGGTTAATGCTACACTAGAAATTAAAACTACACGTGATATTGCACACCAAATTGTACGACATCGTAGTTTTGCTTTCCAAGAGTTTAGCCAGCGTTATGCTGATCCAGAAGCACAAGGTGATATGTTTGAATACAGCGAAGCACGTTTGCAAGATCCAAAGAACAGGCAGAACAGTATTGAAACTGATGATGTAGCATTACAGGTTTGGTGGGACTCACAACAAAAGTTTATTGCAGAAGCTGCAAAAGTTATCTATGACAATGCTATTGAAAAAGGTATTGCTAAAGAGCAAGCACGTAAAGTATTGCCAGAAGGACTTACTAAGACTACATTGTACATGCAAGGTAGTATCCGTAGTTGGGTACACTATATTGAATTGCGTGGTAGTAATGGAACACAAAAAGAACACATGGAAATCGCAATGGCATGTGCTAAAGTAATCGCAGGTATATTTCCACTTGCAGGTGAGTTAACTAATGAGAGTTAATAAAAAGATTACAGCAGACTTAGCTAACTTTATTAAGATGCGTTACAATATTAGTGTAACAGACTATGCAGAAAAGTATCCTGAGATGTTTAAATCATTTATGCGTATGCAGTACTGGCTAGATGAAGCTACGCTAGCTAGGTATTTTGGTCCTAACGATAATGCAGAAGAAGAAGGAACCTATTGGGTTCAGCAGTTGAAATGGGACACACGCAGAACAGGCAAGGAGTTACTTGCTAAACTTACTAAGAGCAACCCAGCAAAGATTATTGATGTAGGTTGCGGTGATAACGAATGGAAACAATACTTTGGCGACAAGCTAATTGGCATTGATCCTTTCAACGAAAATGCTGATTTTATAATTGGTGTAAATGAATATGCACCCGAACACTTAAACAAGTATGATGTTGCACTAGCATTAGGTAGCATTAACTTTGGCGATCAAACAGAAATTGAACGTCAAATTGGTAATGTAGTGCATATGGTTAAGCCGGGTGGAAAGATATACTGGCGTATGAATCCTGGCATTACACATGATAACCCACAAGCACAATGGGTTGACTTCTTTCCTTGGTCAGAGGAATATATTAAAGACATTGCTAGCAGATGTAATTGTATAGTAAACGAAATATCATGGGATCATACCGAAGTAGATGTAGACGTCAGATGGGGAAACCGCTTGTATAGCGAGTGGACTTTAGACGACAAATACAACACAGTCTAATAGATAAATACATATAGGGTCGGCCCTCAAATAATGAGTTAAAAGATACCTATAAGGAAGAGAAATCTATGCATTTAGACAACGGTATCATTAAAGATTCAATTACGATAATTAAAAAAGCAACTAACTCAACATACAATTTCTTTTGTATCCCACGAGTAAAAACGATTGCTATAATAACATTCGCAGTACTATTAAGCACAACAATTAATTCGTATATGCGACCAATCCAACAAAAACTACACGATGGAATCAATTTCGTTTATGAATATAACGAACCAATCGGTGAAGCAATATACGAAGTTAATGGGTTCTTATTTAATGGTAAGAGTTTTGATGCTGAACGTATTGCTAAACGTGTAATATATGATTCGTATAGTTCAGTTGTAATAGTTACAGTAGCGTCTAAAGATAAAACAGCAAACAAAGGTATGGCTGGACGAGGCACTGGATTCTTTATTGAAGTAACAGATGACTACGCACTTATTGCTACCAACCATCACGTAGTAGATGGGCATATCAACGACAAAACATTTGAGATTTCAATTGGAACATCTACAGAAATGTGGACTTATGATGTTGAACTTATTGGCTATGACCAAGTAGCAGATGTTGCAGTTCTAAAAATTCTTAAAAAAGACAACGAAGATTGGAAAGCACTTGAGTGGTCAACACAAGACTCTATTAGTGTAGGCGATCCTGTTGTAGTTATTGGACACGGTATGAGTATGCCTTGGACAAGTACACAAGGACATGTTGTTTACAAGGATAGATTTGGTGCAAGACCATATTCATTAATGCTACAAGTTGACGCAGTTATTAACCAGGGCAACAGTGGTGGACCAGTTATTGATACTAACGGCAAGGTTGTTGGTATAGCACAAAGCATTTACAGCCCAGGTAGAAAGATTCCAGGTTGGGATGGTATTGGAATGGCAGTACCTGTAAGACAAGCAAAGCGAGCAATTGAATACATTATTAGTCCACTATATATCTCTAAAGGATTTGTACCTTATGCAGAGTTTCCTTTTATGCTAGGAACATTTACACTAGATGAAGTTAAAGATGTTGCACGTGATGATAGAAGATTTGCATACATTAATTACCCAGAGATAAAAGAAGATGGAACACTTGTACCTAAAACAGTAGGTGAGAAGTCAGGATTCTTACAGGGCGATATTATAACAAAGATTAATGATATTGATGTATACTCAAGCTTCTATGTATTAAGAGAAACAATATATGCATTTCCAGGTGATATATGGACTGTTACATTTACACGTGATGGCGAAGTAATGACTAAGGATATTGCACTAAGTGAAATGGACCATGATAAACTTGTTAAATCTTTAAAGCGTCGAGCTACTGGTGGTAAGTGAAGCCTAAGACACACTACGATTTACTAACACACAGACATGCTCCTATCAAATGCTTTACTTGGTTCCCTAAACGTATGACAAGTGGCAAATTAGTGCTTGTTGGCACATATTACCAAGTAGTTACGAACATCAGAAGTGCAGATCCACGTCATTTGTGGATAGATAGCGAATTCTATACAGAAGCAGAGCTATTCCTTATAAAACTATCAAAATAAACCAAAATAAACCAAATTAATTGCAATTTACCGGTTGACAAGTAAGACGTCTTGCCGTATAATTAGTATATAAGTTAAACAAAAGAAGGAAAGATAAAATGATTAGATTAGTACTTGCGTTTTTATGTTTTATTTTAGCAGTTGGTTGCATTGACGGTCCTAGCGGATATGAGTCAGATTGGTGGGCTGGTTGTTTTGGATTTATGTTTACTGGTATTGCGTTGTTCCTATGGGCACTACGTGATGGAAAAGTAGCAGAACTTAACGAGATTAAATAAAGGTTGACAAGTAAGGCTTCTTGCCTTACAATAGTATTATATGCCAAAAAAGAAAACTATTTCAAACTTTGAAGAAGGAAAAAAAGATATGAAAACTGCAGCATCAGAATCGCGTACTGTGAAAATTAGTGAAGCTACTACACTTATTACACGTGCATTTAAAAAGAAGCGTCCTGTGTTTTTGTGGGGTCCTCCAGGAATTGGTAAATCCGAACTAGTGCAAACTATTGGTGACAGTGGTGCTCTTGGCAATACACTTGTTATTGATATGCGTCTTGCATTATTTGAGCCAACTGACTTACGTGGGTATCCTGTACCTAATATGGAAACAGGTGTTATGCAATGGCTTCCGCCAGCAGACTTGCCAAGCAAGGAACTAGCGGCAAAGTACGATACAGTAATTGTATTCCTAGACGAGATGAACTCAGCGGCACCAAGTGTGCAGGCAGCGGGTTATCAATTAATTTTAAATCGACGTATTGGACAGTATGTACTTCCAGATAACGTTGTAATGATTGCCGCAGGTAATCGTGAGACAGACAAAGGTGTTACTTATCGTATGCCTAAGCCACTTGAGAATCGTTTTGTACACTTTGAATTACGTGTAGATTTCCAAGATTGGTTAAACTGGGCAGTACACAATAACGTTGACGCAGACGTAGTTGGTTACTTGTCATTTGCTAAAGGCGATCTTTATAACTTTGATCCACAATCAAGTTCACGTGGATTTGCTACGCCTCGAGCTTGGACGTTTACATCAGAACTTATTGATGATGCAGATGATCTAAGTGATTCATTACAGACTGACTTAGTTGCAGGTTGTGTTGGAGAAGGTATTGCTGTTAAGTTTATGGCACACCGTAAGATTGCAGGCGACCTTCCTATTCCAGAAGATGTACTTGATGGTAAGGTTAAAACTATCAAAACTAACGAAGTGTCAGCAATGTATGCAATGGCAACTAGCTTGTGTTATGAGCTACGTGATCGACATATTGCTGGTGAGAAAGCTGGTGCAGATTCTAAAGAGATGGAAAAGTATCACAAGAGCTTCTCAAACTTTATTGGGTTTATGATGGACACAATGGAAACTGAGATGGTTGTTATGGCATCCAGGATTGCAATGCAACAGTATAAGCTAGTACCTAAGCAAAAGAAAATTGAACGCTTTGATGAATATTTTGGACGTTATGGTCGACTCGTACTTGACGCCTAAGTTGGAAGAGGGGGAGACAGTTAATCTCTCCCTTTACAATCCACGCCAAAGGACTAACATTCGATTGTATGGACTTAAATGCAAAGATTGGACCCCTTTAGATATATTTGATTACAAGCACAAATGGTTAGCAGAGGAACATGAGGAACTACGCATTGACCCAGATAGACTTACACAAGCCGCTAAATGGTGTAAAACAAATCTCTTCCACCAAGACTTTACTATTAACAAATTTGCTTCACCAGACGACAGTCATATGATTTTGTTTAAAAACAGTGCAGAAGCTATGCTATTTAGACTCAGTATTAATGGTTGACAATAGGTATTGTTTATCGTATAATGTATATAATAGTTAGAAATTAGGAGTTTTATTAATGTTAAAAACTGCAGAAGAAAGAATTACACAGTCTAGAGTTAGACTTTTACTAACAAAACCTTTCTTTGGTCAACTAGCTGTACGTTTAAAACTAGAAGATGCAAGTGACTGGATCCCTACTGCCGCAACAGACGGTCGTAGATTTATGTTTAACAGAGGTTTTGTAGATAGTCTTACAGATGAGATGCTAGACTTTCTAGTTGGACATGAAGTATTACATTGTGTATTTGATCACATGGAATCTAGAGGCGAACGAGATGCACAGCTATATAATGCTGCCGCAGACTATAACATTAACATGACATTAGTAGAGCAGAATATTGGAGCTCCAATTACAGAAGATAAACTAGGCGGCGGAAAGATATGCTTAGATTGGAAATACACTGGTTGGAATAGCTATGAGATATATGATGACTTGAAGGCGAATAACGAAGATGCTAAAGGCATGGACGTTCACTTAGAAGATGGCGTAGATGGAGAAGGCAACGCAGTTGCAGATCCTAATGCAGGAAGCCCAATGTCAGAAGAAGAAAAGAAGCAACTCTCAGATGAGATTAAGCAAGCTACAATACAAGCGGCACAGAGTGCAGGACAAGGTGTTCCAGATGCTGTTAAACGTTTAATCAATGAGCTTATTGCTCCTAAGATGGACTGGCGTGATGTGCTAGCTACTAACATTGAAAGTTCAATTAAAGCAGACTTTACATTTATGCGTCCTAGTAAGCGTTCAGGAGAAGTTATATTTCCAGGCATGGACAGAGACGAATGTTTAGACATTGCAGTTGGACTTGATACATCAGGTAGTATTAGTCAAGTTATGTTACGTGACTTCCTAAGTGAAGTACAAGGCATTATGGATCAATACGCTCAGTACAAAGTACACATTTTCCAATTTGATACAGGTGTGTATGGTGCAGAAGAATTTACAAGTGATGATGGTCGTACAATGCAAGACTATGAATTAAAAGGTGGCGGTGGAACAGACTTTGATGTTATCTTTAATTACTTAGAGCAGTATGATATTGATCCGGACCAGTTGGTTATATTCACAGATGGATATCCATGGGGTTCATGGGGCAACCCAGACTACTGTGATACATTATTTTGTATCCACAGCGACAAACAAAAACGTATAGAAGCGCCATTTGGTGTAACAGTACACTATGAGGCAGCATAATATGGAAACAAAAACTAAAAATAAAATTCGTGTAGTAAACAATGGCGGAAGCCTAAGTGAAACAGACCTGACGTTAATCGCAGGAACAGATTTAGTAATGCAGATGATGCGTAATCGCATTGTCGTTGTTACTAATAACAATGATATAGACTGGACAACCCTTATGGATGATATTCCAGGCTTGTATCATATTAGACCTTTAGATAAGTCTAAGCAAATATACCAGTTATGGTTTGAGTTTCAGTCTGACATAGACCAATTCAATAAAAACTTATATGTCAGTAAATTAAGCAACACTGCCCACGAAGCGGCATAAATAAACATAGTAGTTAATTAAATCTACATAGGAGAATAATACAATGAGTGAAGAAAATAATACCCCAATAGAAGGCGATGTTCAATTATCAATCCAAGACATCGTTCTTGCGGCAAACATTATTGACCTTGGTATGCAACGTGGCGCTTATAAAGCGGCTGAAGCTACACAAGTAGGAAAATGTTTTGAGAAACTGGTAACGTTTATCAAAGCTAACACGCCGGACACGGCAACAACAGAAGCACCAGCTGAAGAAGCTGAGGCTCCAAAGGAGTAAATATGAGAAATACAAAACACGTTGGTAAACTGTCCAACACAGGAAAGCGTATCGTAGTAGTTTTTAGAGAGCTACCCGATGATGCAAACAGTTGTTTAGTAGTTGATACAGATGCACTTCCAGATTGGATGCAAGATAATGTATTAAATGCAGTAGATAGCCCAGGTGCTCAAGCATCTGCTAACTTCTACGAGTATGCAGAACGTACGGTTCTCACAGACGGCAGTAACATGTTGCAAACTTTGCACAAGACTGGACGTTTAATGAAGCAACCAACTTCTAACGTAATGATGACACCTAATAACGATGTAGCTGTAGGGCTTGCCGAGATTAATGAGTTAGTACGTAAAGAAGGTGGACCAGCTGTAGTGATTCCAGATGAAACAGAAGCGGTGCTTCCTGGGAAGGATACAGTTGATTTAATGACACCAGCTGAACGTAGAGTTGCAATTAATGAAGGACGTTTGGACCCGACTATGGATCCTAACTACACTGCTCCTAAAGGTGCACCTGCATTACAGGCCAGTGGTGATGAGATGCTTGACGATACTGCTATGGCAAAGAACTTGCTAGCACAAGCTAAAGGCTTTGAAGAAGAAGCTAAAAGTTTGAAAGCACAGGCTTATGATATGGTACCAGGTTTAAAGCCAGGTCCAAAAAAGCCAGTCAAGGCAACGGCAACTAAAGCTGATGCAAAAGATACTGTAAAAGTATAATTCATCTTTAAGGACGACAACAATGGCGATTGAACGGAAAGACAGATCCTTCGATCTGATCTTTGACCAGGTATCTATGGATCATGTTCCTGCTGAATATATCAGAGAAATTATGGTTGACTTAGGTACTGGTGAAAGAATAACACTAACTAAAGATGACTTGTTGCTGATTAAGAACAAATCAGCTGATGACATTATATCTGCATTAAGTGTAGATAACATGTCTAATATTAGTTTGAAGCTAGACTATGAAGCAATTAAGTCAGATGTGTTACGTGGAGTAACAGGCTTCTTAGGAAAGCATTTTGACGAATAGTAACAATATTTGGATGTGTGGCATCCCCGGTAGTAGATGGAGCGGAATTGATATACAGATCCGCTCCGTGCTATCGTGCGATCGTTCAGATGAAACACGAGCTAGAACCTTTTACCATAGAGCATATAACCCCTCGGACAGCAATAACGGACATCGTGGCTCTTATTGGGGACCCGGTATGGGCTGTGGAGAGGACTGGACTGATTTCAATCATTTAACAAAAGATAAGATTGAGACTGATATACATAACGTTTTTAACGGAGATGGATATCGAGTTATAAAGAACCATTTCTTAGCTCGTCACTTTAATTTAGATTACATTTGGAATAACTTTCCAGGTGATAAAATAGTACTCATTTATAGAGAACCTCAAAAGAGTTTTGCATGGTGGAGTGAAGTAATGGATTTTAGTGATCATCACTACCCAAACTACACGCCAGGATACACAGACTACAACACTATGCGTGAGCTACTTTGGAAAGAAAGTGCAAAAATTACAGACTTTGCACTACAAAAAGGAATACAGTTTAAACCATACAATGTATCAGAATTTAAACATTGGAATGGATACGATATTGATATAGCTTCGGAGTATGAGATGATAAATATTACTAAGCACAATGATGTATATATTGCATCAGTAACAATACCGGAAAAACTAAATGCAGTCCCCCTTTAAAACACCATACCATTTTGATAAGTTTAAAACTGATCACGAAGGCGAATATTCTAAGAGTATTGGCGTGTTTCAAGGTGATTGGGCTGATGAGATTGTGCATGCAAGAAGCAAGGCTATGGACGAACAGAAATACAATACACAACGATACGAACATGCTGCCAATGCTAAGAGCGAGAATCATACAGAAGAAGATAAAGAAAACACAGATGGTAAGCCTTCTGCAATGATGTTCCGCAAGATAAATTTTGATAAATACCCAGGAGAATTTCCACTATTCCAAAAGATAGTGGAGCATCTAAAGTTTGATACAAGTAAGAAACTGACATGTAAATTTAATGATCAATATCCAAATGATCAGCTTATGTGGCACATAGACAACTTGCCCGGTAACCCACGTAAGGAACGTGTAATTGACAATCCAGAGTTTAACTACGCTAATGACAATAAGATACGTTTTTTAATTACGATGGAAGATTGGGAACCAGGACAGATAATACAGTTTGGTAACAGAATATATACTCAATGGAAAGCAGGTACTGCTTTTACTTGGGAATGGAGTACGCTACCACACTTAACATGGAACGGCAGTTGGACCAAACGTCCATGTCTACAACTAACAGGAACTGCAACGCCAGATACATGGAATATTGTAAATGAAGGCAATGCAGAAACAACCTATAAAATTTAAAGGATAATAATTATGGCAGAAAACAAGTTACCCTCGGATACGTTTTGTATACTACCGTGGATACATTTAAGCACAAGACCAGACGGAAGTATGCGTGTGTGTTGTACAGCTAATGCAAGTGCAGTAGGAGCAACAAATGATAAAGTACATGGCGGTCGAGTTGGAATTGTAAAAACAGATGATGGTAAACCTGCTAACTTAAACAACAGTGATTTGAATAGTGCGTGGAACAATAGTTACATGCGTGGCGTTAGACAACAAATGATGGCTGGTGAACAACCACCTAGTTGTGTAAAATGTTATAAAGAAGAAGCGGCTGGACACAGGTCTAAAAGACAGTGGGAAACAGACTATTGGATTAAAGACGGTATCGACGTTGAAGATTTAATAAGGGAAACTTACGAAGATGGAAGTACTGATTCTAAACTACGCTATATTGATATCCGTATGGGGACGAAATGCCAGTTGGGGTGCGTTATGTGTAGCCCACATGACTCTTCAGGCTGGGTAAAAGATTGGAACAAACTATATCCACAAATTACAAATGAATCCTTAAAAGAAACTATGAATTGGGATGCTAAAGGTAAGACCTTTGGTGCAAACTATAACTGGCACAAAAACAACCCAACGTTTTGGGATCAGTTTTATGCACAGATTCCTTATATCAGACAACTATACTTTGCTGGTGGTGAATCAACAGTTATTGAAGAACATTATTCAATCCTATCTAAAGTTATTGAGATGGGTTACGCACATCAAATTGAAGTGCGTTATAACAGTAATGGTATTGAACTACCAGATCGTTTGCTAGAGCTATGGACACACTTTGAAAAGGTACGTTTCCATTACAGTATTGACAGCATTGGTCCAATGAATGATTATATTCGTTATCCAAGTGAATGGTCACATCAGCTAGCAATGTTTGAACGCCTAGATCAAAAGACAAGTAACAACGTAGAAATTACAATTGCGTGTGCAGTTAATGCACTTAACATTCATTACATTCCAGACTTCCTTAAATGGAAACTTCAGGATAGCGGACTTAAGAAAACAAATATGTGGCCTTTTGGAGCAGGTGGTATTAACTATCACTTTGTATACTGGCCCGGACATTTGAATGTTAAGATATTGCCAGATGAATTCCTAGACAAAACAGAAGCCAAGTATGAAGAATTTATTCAATGGTGGAAAGAGAATTGGGAGCTAGGTGTTCCAAGTTGGCATAAGGGTAAAGTAGACTATCAGAAATGGGAAGATGCTAGTTATGGTATCAAACGTTTACGTGGTATGATTAGCTTTGCTCGTAGTGAAGATTGGACACGCCGACTACCCGAGTTTAGAGAGTATATAAACAAGTTAGATGAATTGCGTGGAACAGACTTCCGTGCAACATTCCCAGACATGGCTTACTTGCTTGATGAACCGGATGACACCTGAGGTTCGTAAAGAGGCCCATCGACGTTTTTGGATGATCAAGGGCCACTTAGCCTGTAAGGATTGGGACGATGATGCATTATACAAAATGCACGAAAGTTACTTGAAGCGTTTATGGGGTAATGAAGAAGCATACCTTTGGGAAGAAGGTTTTGAAGAAGCATACTTTAAGTTAACAAATGAACAACCATCAAACTAATACAGACACACATTGCACACTGCCTTGGAGTGGTGCGGCAGTTGATGCTGGTGGCAGGGTTGTACCTTGTTGTAGATGGATGGGACCACATGGTGACTTAGACAATGCTCCTAAAATAGCTAATGGATTAGAAAACGCAAGGAACAGTAAGTTCTTTGAAACAGTACGACAAAGTATGTTAGATGGAAAACGTATTAATGGATGTAAGAAATGTTGGGAAGAAGAAGATTTCTTTGGTCCTGAACATCAACAGCGTTGGTTACGTTTACAGCACAATCATAACATACAGGCACTGTCAGTTAATGGAGTAGCAAACATGACTACCACTGCTCCTACAAAGCTACGGTACCTAGAAACAGGTATAAGCAACCTATGTAACTTTGCTTGTGTAATGTGCAACTCTGCAACCAGCAGTACGATACACAATATAACAGTCAAAGGCAAAATGCCTAAGAGCTTCCATCAAAACAATAGCGTAATAGATTCAGACTTATCAGAGCTACAATATTTAAAATTTGTAGGTGGTGAGCCCATGATGGAACGCAAGCATGATGAATTATTAGAAAAGGTTGTTGCATTAAACAATAACCCAACATCACTAGAATTAGAGTACCATACTAATGCAAGTATATTTCCAAGCGAGCGTGTAACTACTGCATGGAAGAAAGTAAAATCAGTAAGGATTATATTTAGTTTAGACGGTGTGTATGAGAAATCTAAACTACAGCGTCCAGGTAGATACAAATGGCAAGATGTAGAAGATACAGTACATAAATATGTACAGCTAGCAGACAAAGTTAATATTATATTCTCAAGCAATACAGTGTTGACAGCATTGAATGTTGGGCAAGTAATAGATATACTTGAATGGTTATACTCGAGAATAGGACACAAACAACTTGGGTGGTTTAATGTACATAAACTGTTTAATGAAAGGTTTAAGTATATAGACCTACGTAATATAAGTCAAGAGAAGAAAACTATTATAAGAAAAGAGTTAACAGATTGGGCGGCAACAGGTCACCCAGCACTAGACACTCCGCTGAAATCAGTGTATAATGAGACTATAGAAGCACTAGATACACCACCTAGTGGTACATTGACTCTTAGTAGAGAGTTAATATTAGAAAAGCATTTCCAAAATGATATATGGAAGTACTTCAAAGAAGAATTAAAGGACCTAGAAATATAATGAAATACATTTTAGTAGCTCTAAAAGCAGAATTGCCAGAGCATAATTTAGACCCTACATCATACAAAGTATGGTATACTGGTGTTGGTAAAGTAAATGCATCTATATGGGCAACACTTGCATGCATACAAAAAGACTGTGAAGCAGTTATTAACTACGGAACAGCAGGTGCATTTAATAGTGAACTAGCAGAACAGTTACTACACATTGGTACAGTAAAGCAACGTGACATGGATACAAGGCCACAAGCAGAACTAGGTGTTACTCCGTTTGAAGACAGTGGATTTGAAGGTGACATTAAACTTAGTAATAGTGCATATACATGTAGCACTGGTGATAACTTTGTAACAGAGGTTCCAGAATTAGAAAGTGATTGTGTTGATATGGAAGCATATGCAATTGCTAAAGTATGTAAGCACTTCCAAAAGAATTGCATAGTTTACAAATATATTAGTGACCTAGCAGATTCAGATGCTGCGGCAACGTGGGTAGAGAATCAACACAAAGGAGCAGATGCTTTTATAGCAATGACCTAGTATGAGTGGATTTTGTTCATTACCTTTTGTACAGTACAGCACATATAACGGAGGCCGTTATAGACTTTGTTGTATGGCTAAAGAACCAACTACACTTGTTAACCAAGAAGAGTTGGGTATTAATGGTACATGGAATCACGACTATATTAAAGATGTAAGACGTAGAATGACTGCCGGTGAGAAGTTATCCGAGTGCAGTGAATGCCATCACTTAGAACGTAATGGAATAATGAGTTCACGTCAATGGGAAAACAAAGTATGGGCAGATGTAATTGATGGAATCGTAGCAGACGCAAGTGCTAATGATTGGGAAGTTGATCAGCCATTACAGTTTGACTTTAGATTAGGAAACCTATGTAACCTACAGTGTCAGATGTGTAACAAAGAAGCATCACACTTGGTAAGCGTAGAACGTGCGGCAATGATTAAACGTGGACTAGGAGCTGACCACCCAGATTGGGAAGGACAGATTGCAAGCAAGAAAGAAGCACTACTGCAACCTGGAATTGATTGGGTAGACTTTAAAGCCATGTTACCATATGCTCGTAAGATAAAACTAATAGGTGGCGAACCTACAGTAGCAACAGATATGTTTAAGCTACTAGATATTGCAACAGAAAGCGGACACGCAGAACACATTGAATTAAGCTTCTACACAAATATTACAAACATGCAAGACAAGTGGCTAGCTCAGTTAGCTAAGTTTGAGAAAGTCATTGTTAACTGTTCACTAGAAGGAATGGGTGACATGAATGACTATTTGCGTCCACCTAGTAAATGGGCTAGTGTGTGGAAGAACTTTGATAAATTAGTACAGTTTGCTGATACTAAACCGGGTAAGCGTATTAAGGTACGGGTTACTACAGTAAACCAAATGACTAATGCATTGCACATAGTTCCTTTTTGGAAGTTTATGCATGATTACCAGATGACTAGTAATAGAGGCATTGGAATGAGTACCAATCAGCTAGTGGAGCCTGCTTACTACAGCATGGCACATGCACCTGAATGGTTGAAAGAACAACAACGTGAACAGATTTTGGAATTTCTTAAGTCCATTGACAACAGCCCTCACTTTGAGCAATATGAAGAACCACTCATGGAAGTGGTTAACTTTAGTCTTGATAGTGAGCACAAGTTTGATGCTAACATCATGCAACAATATGTCAAGGTCACCGAAAACTACGACAGATTCAGAGGACACATGGTTACCAAAGTGTCTCCCGAATTTGAACGAATTAAAAAAGACTCCGAGTGATTACTCTTGGACATGTAAATGGAGAGTTAGATTCTAATGAACTTTGGTTTTAAAAGTTATAACAGTTGGGACCCACTAAAGAAAGTATTGTTGGGTAGTACACTACCTGAGGGCTTCTTTGCAGATTTCCCAGACCCTAAAGTAGCAGATGCTATGACTACAGTTAACGAGGAAACTCGTGAAGACTTAAACAACTTGCAATCAGTATTTGAGAGCAAGGGCATTGAAGTACATAGGATGCCAGAAGCATGTGTATTAAAGAATAGAAGGTTTAACAGTGTAGCTGAATTTATAGACATGCATGGATATATTCCTAAACCTTTTAATGCACCAAGAGATGACCAAATCATTTTTGGAGAGCATATGATTACAGGAACATCAAATCCTGTACATAGAATATTCCATGGTACTAGAGAAGATACATTTAACATATTTGATAAAAAAGCACCCTGGGCAGGCTGTGATGATTTAATTGATATTGCAGATCCCAATCAAGAACTAAACATAATTGAAGCAGTTGGCAAACCTAACTTTACAATGAGTTGGCCTAGTATTATGAGAGCAGGCAAGGACATTATAATTGATATACATGATTTTAATGGACCTACTAGACAGCTAGCTGAAAACTGGGTAGACCGTTTTAATGAGAAGTTTGGTTATAAGTTTAGAATTAATACAACTACAATGGGTGGACACACTGACGCAGTAATGGCACTTGTTAAACCTGGGCTTATAATAAGTCATGTTAATGTAAACAAGTATGAAGAAACATTTCCAGGTTGGGATGTAATTAAAATAGATAGAACACACAACGATCATACAGTAGCTTGGAACGAATTCCGTATCTCAGAAAAAGATAAATGGAGAGGTAACAAACTAAATCCAGTAGCAGATTATTGGATTGCAGGACAAGAACACAACGTAGCATTGAATAAATTTATTGACTTATACATGCACCCTAGCGTTGGCAGTTGTTTTGAAACAAACTTTGATGTAAACTGTGTAAGCATAGACGCTAATACAGTAGTTGCAAGTGGACCTAGTAAAGTGTTAGAAGATAAGCTAGGCAAGCACAACGTAGATGTAATTACGTCTAACATGAGGCACAGATTCTTTTGGGATGGTGGCTTACATTGTGCTACAGTTGATTTATACCGTGAAGGCGAGATGGAAGATTACTTTCCTGAACGCAGTGCAGGAGTTGATTTTGGTAAAGTGTGGGGCAATAACGAAACACGCCGGTAAATTAATTGCATAAATATAATTATCAACGCATATAATAAAGGAAAACAATGACTCGCATAGCTAAAGATATTACAGCAGGCAAGGACTTCATAGTCCATGTATTCGATGCATCTGAAGTTGACGTCAACGACAATTATAGATTATACGAAGCGTTTGAAAGTGGATGGCCTGTAGTTATTAAGAACTATAAAATAGAAGGACTTGATTACGATTACTATGATAATTTACCAGACTGGAATATTACAGATAACAAATGGGTAATGCCCTGGTACAATAGTCATATTAAGGCTCGTGACAGACTACGTAACGAGCGTGACTGGAGTGAAGATGAAATAGATTTGTTCCATAAAAAGCACAAACAATCAAACAAGGCATGGACTGATAGTTTCGATAATATGTTTCCACAGTATAACACGACTGAGAAAATGCTCAGTCACAGGTACAATACATTAGTAGAGAACAAACTACACTTAGACGAGCTGGACGAACAGCATACTGGTAATGAACAGCAAATGCGTATGTTTGTACAGCTAGATAAAAAACGTCCTAGAGTATTATCATTTGGTCCTGACTTGGAAAAAATGTACAATGATTACAAAGATGAGTTTAACTTGGGTGAGATTGACAAAAGCAATACACACAAATTTATAACTGAGATGCGTGATCGTTGTGTATGGAACGACAAGGCTTGGGACCAGTTTCATCACCCACTACATTACATAACGTTTGATCCAGGTGACATTTGGTTCTTTAATGCACAATGGATTACACATCAAATTGTGTTTGGTACTAAGCTACAATGCTTTGAATGTGATATTCAAAACGATAGCTTACTACACCCAGAGTGGGCAATGAAGCAAAGAATACAAACTTTAGATAACAACGACAATTCAGCATGGGGCGGTACTACCGTCAGCATGGAATAACAAGGAATAATAATGAATAAACCAGTAAACGCATGGAGCGAGTTTCAACCATTACGAAAAGTAATGCTTGGTGCTCCATTTCCACCTGAAACATTTGATTGGCATAAGGACGAAGAAACTCGTCGTGTAATGCGACAGATTTTTGAAGAAACAGCAGAGGACATAGAAGTGCTGTCGGGGATATTAAAGGACAAAGGCATCGAAGTGGTGCGTCCTAAGAATATATTTACAATCACAGGTGAAGAGCAGATTCAATTACCTTGGATGCATTGCGGATTTCCAAATCATCCGTTAATGCCTAGGGATACGTTAATGCCTTATGGCAATACAATATTTGAACTGTTTACAGGTAGCGATAATCGCTACTTTGAGAATCTGGCCTACTACGATCATTGTTCGCAATGGTTTAGAGAAGGTGCAGGTTGGGTTAGTATGCCAGGAGTACTAGTAGAAAGTGGTAAGAAGTACGACCACTTTGTTAAAAACAATCGAGTACTATATCATGCGGCTAACATGATTAAGTGCGGAAGTCACGTTTTGTTTAGCCAACCCTATGAGGGAGACAACAAACGTGGCAGAGGTACGGAGCTGGGCCGTGAATGGATTCAACGTGAAATAAAGTTGCGATATCCTAATACCAAATTTTTGGACATTCCAGTAGGAGGACATATCGATGGCAAAATAGCACTACTAAAACCTGGCGTACTAATGACTTGGAATAAGAACTGGGTTCCAGAAGAAATGAAACACTGGCACATTATAGAAGTGGCTGATGAATTTGATATGCCACAGGATTTTCAACAAACTCGTAAACAACGTTTCCATAAAGATTATGTAAGCAAGTGGCTTAGTCATTGGGTAGGTTGCCCAGACGAAAGTGTGTTTGACGTAAACGTATTATCACTAGATGAAAATACAGTTATATGCACAGGTAAAAATGAGGCCGCTTTTGCTGAGATGGAAGCACATGGTATCGAACCAATTTACTGGAACTTTAGACACCAGTATTTTTGGGACGGTGGCATACATTGTTTAACAAGTGATATTGTTCGAGAAGGCGAGTGTGAGGACTATATCTAAATGCATTGGGCCAGACAAGTACATAATTTACAATTAGATATTTCTAGTCATTGTAATGCGGCTTGTGGTGCTTGTGTACGAAATAAAGATGGAGGAATAACAGAACCTCAACTAAGTCTAGATAATTTTGATGTTGCGTTATGGAAGCGTTTAGCATCAGAAGACACACGTGGCTGGTATGTAACTAAATTAACATTGAATGGTAATTGGGGTGATCCAATGATGCATCCAGATTTGATTGAGATGTTAGAAATATGGAATTATCATCACCCAGAATCTTCGTTGTTTATTGCAACAAATGGAAGTATGCGAAGCAAACAGTTTTGGTTAGATCTTGCTAGAGTTTCTAGACAGTTTCCAAATTCTAAAGTTGACTTTGCAGTTGATGGGTTAGCGGATACACATCATTTATATAGAAGAAAAACTATATTCTCTAAGCTAATAGAAAACATAAAACATTTTACAAGTGCCCAAGGCAATGCATGTATGATGATGACTGTGTTCAAACATAATCAACATCAAATTGAAGATGTAAGAGCATTAGCCGAAGAAACAAAGTGTAGGACATTTGTAGCAAGACGCAGTCACAGTGACGACATGCACATTAAAACTGATACTGAAGACTACACAATGTATGCTGGAGATACTAAGCAGTACAAGCAACAAACAAGATTTGATCAAGGTTGGAACAATAGTGATATCCGTGATGCTAGTGTGTATGGTCAAATTAACGAGCAATTTGATACACTATATGAATTTGCAGAGGATAGCAAGTGTCCTTGGTATAAGGATCAAGAAATACAAATAGACCCTTGGGGTGTTGTATGGCCTTGTTGTCATATAAGTCTACTAGGCGTAGATTTGGATAAACATACATTGACAGATTCAGCAGATAATAGTATAATAGAAGCTAGGAAGTCTAATAACTTGCACAACTATAGTCTGACTGAAGTACTATATAACGAATGGTTCTCAACTACTGTACCGAATGCAGTAGAGAATGCATCGTGGCAGATATGTAGAAATAATTGCGGAGTATGTAAATAATGTATAACAACCCAATGTTAAATGATTCAAGATATCCAACGTGCTTGGCACCTTGGAATGCTCTTACGATCAAATGGGGTGGAGCAGTACTTCCTGATATTATATACAATGGCAAGTTTGGAAACATTACAAGACAAACGCTACCAGAGATATTAAACAGTGACGAAGCAGTTGCATTACGTAAGTCGCATGCAAGTAGAATTATTCCACCTGCGTGTTTAGCATGTACTAAGAAAGAGAAAAGTGGTAAGAGTCGTAGAATGTATTTCTGGGACAAACTAGATGTAGATGTTAAAAAGGGCAGTATTAAAAATACAGCTAACAGTAAGCCAGACATACGTTACTTAGATTTTACTATCAGTAATAAATGTAACCTAGCATGTATACATTGTAATCCATTTGTAAGTACAGGCTGGACTAAAGATGGTAAAAAGTTAAATAAAGAAAAGCCGGACTATTGGGAACAATCACCTATTGGTTATCATGGCGTTGAAGATATGACGTTTTTGGATAACTTGTTTGCTGACCCTGAATACTTTCGTAACCTACAATGGGTTGCGTTAAGAGGAGGAGAGCCATTGTATGACGAGAGTTGTAAAGCAATCCTACAATGGTTTATTGACCAAGGGCTAGCTAAGAACATTATGCTAGATATCAGTACAAATGCTACAGTGTTTGACAATGACTTCCAAGAGATATTTAAGCACTTTAAACACATTGAGCTACTTATTAGTATTGAAGCAGTAGACGAACTGTACAGCGTTGTACGTGGAGGTAAGACTACCTCATTTGAGCAACTAGAAGATAACATTGAAAAGTTTTATACATACGATAACATTGAAGTTGTGTTTGCCGTTACAGTAATGATTACAAATATATTTGGATTAGATAAAGTATGGAATTGGTTTAAAGAAAAGCATATGCACAGAGCTAGTATTAGCATGAGCAATGTTGTAGTTAACCCAGCCTATCTTAATATTGCATATATGCCAGATGTACTAAAATGGATTATGCATGACAAGTTACTACAGATACCAGATCAAAGTATTTGGCCTAAGGGTAGCTATCATTCAGATGAGATACATTATCAAACTGGTATCCATGCTATACGTGATGGATTGCAAGTTGAAGTAGATGAAGAACTACAAGAAAAGCAATGGAGTCATTTTGTTAAATATACTAAAGACCTTGATAGATTACGAGGCACAGATACATTTAAATTAATTAAGGAATTAGCTTTATACAATGAATAAAATACAATATGGCACAATGGATAAGCCATTATCAATTAATAATCCAGACTTTACAAAAACAGGAAACAGTGTATGGAATCAACAGTACATGGAATACCTGACAGAAAATTACTTTCCTAATATTGATCCTGCTACACTGCCACAAGAACAAGATACATTCTTAGCAAACTATCCAAAATGGATTGCTAGTAGTAAGCTGAACAAGTTCAAAGGACTAGATGCATTTAAGCACAGGTTTGTTAGCTTAGGTGTAACACAGGCACTTGACTATTGGCACTATTGGTGTCAAGCTAATGGATATAACTTAAAAGTATATAGAGGTGAGTACCCGTACAATAGAGATGCACAAATTAATAACCCAATGGAATGGGGAGATAGCATTGATGACATTCCACTACAAAAAGGTGACGCAGTAATAGTAAGTGTTCCGTTTAGTGGTACAGGTAAAAAACCAGAGCATTGGCAAAAACTAATTAATACATGCAACGACCTTGACATTCCAGTGTTTGTTGATTGTGCATGGTTTGGTACATGTTTTGGTATTGAAATAAACTTAAATGAAGAATGCATTAAGATGGTTGCATTTAGTACTACCAAAGGATTAAGTTGTGGAAACTGGCGCAGTGGAATTACTTTCAGTAGAGAAAATAAAGGAAGCCTGGCAGTACAAACAGAATGGTATCATGGGATACATCTTAACTTAGCTATTGCTAATAGTTTAATGAAGGAATTTAGTCCTGACACTATTGCAAAGAAATACAAAGAAGCACACGTAGCAGTATGTGAGCATTATGGGTTTGAAACAACAAATACAGTACACATTGGTATAGCACCCGCAGGCCCAGATTGGGATGCGTATCATAGAGATGGTACTTACAATAGAATTAATATTGCTAAAGCAATAAAGCGTTACAAAAACAAAGGCAACTTTTATGAGTGATAAACCTATTAATATTACTACATCTAGATCTAATGATTTTCCGATAAGAGCTAATTATATGTTTGACAACATTGGCCCAGGAAATTGTGAAGATATTATTTGGCAAAATGTAGTAGATACAGTAGGCGAAATTGAACAGAATGAAATTGGTGTAGGTGTAACTCAAAGTTATCAGTACACAAAATTACATGACAAACCAATTATTTTAACAAAATGGCAAGGTATGAAAACAGCTAATGGACCCGAGTTTAGAATTGGATTAGGAAAAGGCATACCAGGTAGTAAACAAACTCCACCTATAATGTCTGGAAACTTTAAAACGGGTGTTCAAGTTAATAGTACACTATCAATACAATCAGTTAAACTAGGCAGTAGACAAGGTAAGTTTTGTATTCAAACAGATGGTAAATGGTATGCTATTCAAATAGGAGATCAAGTTGAATAAACTACCTGACAATGCATGTGCATATCCTTTTAAGGCAAGTATGTTGATGCATGGTCAACCGGCAACACCTTGTTGCAGATTTCATACTAGGTTTCTTAAAGGCAATGGGTTTACTGAAATACGTGAAACAATGATGCGTAATGAATGGCATCCAGGATGTTACAAATGTAAGTCAGATGAAGAAGTTAAAGGTAGCAGTATGAGAACTGAAGCTGACGAATTCTTTGATGACTTTGATGACGTAGTACGTTTAGAGTACTTAGAAATAACTGTAGGCAGACTTTGTAATTTAGCATGTCTAAGTTGTGGTAGTGATTTTAGTACTACATGGGATAAAGATGAACTTGCATTAGGCATTAGTTCACCAGAGAAGATTAGCAAATTAAAAGAAGTACAGGAATACGATTTAGATAACATGGACCTAGATAATTTAAAACATATTAAGTTTATAAAAGTAACTGGTGGAGAACCGTTCTTGCATAAGCAGTTTTTAAATTTACTAACTAGACTAGCAGACAGTGGATTAGCTAAACAAATAGACATAGAAATATTTACAAATTGTACATACTATCCAGAGAAGAAGCTAGAGCTTGATAGCTTACTAGCGTTCAAACTAATACACATAAGTCCTAGTATTGATGGATATGGAACTACAAACGACCTCTTAAGATACCCTTCTAAGTGGAATAAAATTGAGGCAACACTTGACAAGTGGATAGAGCTAAAAGTAGCTACAGGACGCTTACACATAGCCACAGCCACCACTGTAAGCGTTATTAACGCCCCACAGCTACATGAGTTTATACATTGGGCGAGAATACATAAAGGAATAGATGTCGTGTTACAGACGGTATTTGAGCCACATTATTTAAGCGTAGAGCATTGGCCAAATTGGTTCAAGCGTACACTAAAGTTAACAATTGATCAACAGTACACAGGCTTTAATAAGAACGCAGGTAAGTTTAAAGCTAGTCATAAACTATTAAAACAGTTATGTGAAACAAATACTACAACAGATAAGAGTGTACAATACGTAATAGAATTAAAGAAGATGCTGTCACATAGAGGGCAAGATATTAACATGGCACCTAAGTTTGCTAAGATATTGGAGTATCATGAAAGATAATAAAGAATTAAAAAAGAGTGAGACATTCTGTATGTTACCATTTATGCATATATATGGAACAGCAGGTGGCGACTTAGTGCCGTGCTGTGAAGCACAGGAAACTCCATTAAACAACCCAGGCGAGACAGCTCTAGAAAGTTGGAACAACGACAACTACAAAGAACTAAGACGTGCTTTATCAAATGACGAAAGACCAGATCGCTGTGAAGTGTGCTGGCACAATGAGGACAGTGGAGTAGTAAGCAATCGCAAGCAATGGGAAGACGACAATTGGGAAACGTTTTCTAATGAGATAGAAGTTAATGACGATTGGAGTGTTAACAATTCACCTAAGTGGGTGGAACTAAAAGTAAGTAATTTTTGCAACCTAAAATGTATTATGTGCAGTACGCATAGTAGTTACAAGCGTGTTAAAGACTTAGACATTATAAGCAAGTACACAGCAGATGGATATGAAACTAGACTTTTACGCCCAACTACTTTATTTGCAAGTTTAAATGAATGGCCCGAGTTATGGGAAAATGTTCATACACTACAATTTACAGGTGGAGAACCAATTATTAACCAAGAGCATTATGACTTGCTTGAAGGGATACCTAAAGACATACGAAAGAATATAAAGTTACGTTACGCTACAAACCTAAGCATGATTAAGTTTAAGAAATATGACTTAGTAGAAATATGGAACGAGTTTGCCGCTGTAAATATTAAAGTAAGCATGGACGGCATCGAAGACGTGTACAATTATATTAGACAAGATGGTGATTGGGATACAGTATATGCTAACATGCTAGTACTGAGCAGTGAACCTACAATTAATTTAGCAGTAGGCATTACAGTACAATCACATAACGTATTTCATATGCCAGAGTTTTATGACTTCTGGGCAGACAATATAGTTAAGCTAGATTTTATTACAGCTAACGTATTACACACACCTAAGTATTTAAGTCCAGCACTTTGGCCTGCTAACGTTAGGAAGCCTATAGTTGATAAGTTAAAAGAAGCATTGCCTAGACACCCAGAAATGAGAAAGTTTATTACTTACATGTTAAGAAATAAACCAAATGCATTGAACTATTCAAAGATGCGTAAGTATACCAGAGATTTAGAAGCACGATATCCTAAAGAAATTACATTAAAAAGTATGCTTAAAAAGTATCTTAAAATAAAACTAGAAGGCATGGACATAGTTGATGAGAGGTTGAAGAATGAAAAAAGGTGAAAAGGATTGGGACTATCAATTTGTAAGTGATTGCGAAATTGTGAATGTCTTTATTCCTAAGAATACTCACCTATCAGGTCACGAAGAATTAAAACAAAAGCTATTGTTATTACAGCAAGTTGAGTGTGATAATCACTTGACATCAAGCATAGTTAACCTGTATAATACAAGTAGTATTGAGTGGATTGAACACGTTAGAAAAATGGGACACAAGTATGTTGCATTTTGGTTTGATGGCTGCTGGCCTAAATCAGATGGCATTGAAAAGAAAATACTAACATACATTAATAGACTTGAGAAGAAAGATTGGGTAACCGCAGTGCATCCAAAGTACTTGGATAGTTTAATGTTATTGAACATTGACGAGTTTATTGCTTGGCCTGCTAAAGCACCTAACTTTGGAACATACGCATTTTGGGCAGAGAATTGGATTAGTGATTGTACTGTAGAGTTAAGCAAAACTATAGAAAGAAACATTGTAGTTGGTGCTCCACAATCAGACCCACAGAACTTTTTAAATGGATTAATGGATAAGAAGTATACAGACCACACAATATCCAGAGGCGCTAGAGTTATTATTAAACGTAAGAATATACCTAGCAGTCCTATATACTTTGTTAACACAGAACGCAGTAGCCCAACAGTAGCAGATGCAATAAAACACACAGTATTCAAGCAGTATGTAGGCGCAGTGGCTGGTTTTAAGCTTCTATACTACGCTTACACGTACGGTATTGATATAGACAGCACTAAGTTCGTCTGGTATGATTTCGACGCAAACAGCGTACAATTTAAGCGTGACACTATTAAAAATTGGGATGGAAATGACTATCCTACATGGGTTAAGGAATGGGTACACGCACATCCAGAAGCAAATGCAGAATTACTAAAACACGTTGATAAAGAATGGTTAAATATAGTAAAGCAATTCGGCGGAAAGCAACAGTGGTTAGACTTCTGGGTTCAAGTACAGATGTGTGAACATGAGTTTCTTACTGTTGACTTAGTTAATAATCACAAGGAAATAACAGACAGATTAGTTAATGGTGCAAGTACATTCTTTTGGAGCAGTAACATATACAGCTATGTATTGCTAAAAGTAATAAGCAAACCATTTACATTAGAACGCAGTTTTGCAGAGTTAATCACAAGGCTACAACAAATAGAAACATGTTGGTTCTCAGGCACTGATCCCAATGACAACGATTTAACATGTGATGTTAAATGGATTCTAGGATACAGTACTAATGACAGCATAGGAACAGGAATATGAAATTAAACGTAAGAGACAATAAAGAGATATGCCACATAACACTAGATGAGCTTGTATGCCCAGAACTAGATAGTGCATCTAATGATTACATATCAGTACTAAAGCATGTTACAAATATTAGTATTGTTAACACTGGAAATTCGTCATACATAATTAATGCAAAGCAAGAGCATCTAAATGATATATTTGCAGATTTAAAATCATTTGGATACAGGCTAGCAGTACTATGGGCAGAAGGAAATATGATTGATGAAGATTTAGATGCTGATTTAATTACGTGTGCAAATGAATGGGACGACAGTGAATGGGCAACAGCAGGTCATATACTTGATAGAAAGAATAACATGTATCCTACGTTTCATAATCAATGTGTAGTAATTAATTTAAAGACTGCAACGTACCTTAATCCAAAAGGCATAGTAAATGACTATGTAGCATCAAGTGAACATATGCATGATGACTACACTCCAACCTGGATTAAAGGAGTATCAGATAGAATACCAAACAGCAGTGTAGAAAGCTATAATGTGTTTGACATGCTAATGAGAATGTCAATTAATAACGAACAGCTAATATACAACTTGCCATTTAATGTACGAAAGAAAAAGATATGTGTGTACCCTGAAGATGATATACAATGGGCACAAGAAGCTATCTTTGAAGATTACAGTAAGTTAACTGAACAACAAGCAATGGCTAAAATTTACGACATTCGAGATAACTATCCAGATAAGAAACCTTTGTTTGATTTTAAGGTAATGGAGCATGCAGTTGTATACATAACTAATACAGAAGATGTACCACCGAGAAAGGACAGCCAAATAAACGTAGGTGTGTTTCCATGTAGTGGAATACATCAATTTAAGCATATTGCAAATAACATTAATACAATGGAAAAAGTAATATGGGCAGACTTTAGTACATACGCAATTAATTGGATGACAATAGTTGTAAATGAATGGGACGGTCAAGACTTTACTAAGTTCTACAAGGACAACATACACAGAATTAATTTTGCTGGCAATGCAGAATTTGACGAAGATTTAGTAGTACAGTTTTACGAAAGTTTTGCTGACAATGAATGGCTTGCAGTGTGGCATAAAATACAAAGTTTAGATCACGTGTTTCTAAAAGTCAATCTAATAGAACAATACGATATGGTGTTACACCATATACCAAAGAATAAGAACGTATTACTGCAATGTAGTAACATATGGTTATACGAAGAAAATTACATTAACCGTGGATTCAAAGCCACCCACGCAGTACTTGATTATATTAAGCTAGCGTTAGATAAGTCCAACAAAGTTATATTTGTGGGCGATGCTAATGGTACGTTTTATGATTTAACAAACATAGGGAGAAACAAATGGATATAGTACCAATGCCAGAAGCAAAGTCAATTGAGGAAATTGAGCAAGAACAACAACATCAAGAGTTCCTTGATAAACGTAAGATACTTGAATACAAACATCATTTGTATCCTGAAGTAAACAAGCGTTGTAAAGACTTCATACAAAAATGGGGCGACAGTACAAAAGAACCTACTCGAGCAGATACAGAGCATGCACAAGGTCGCTTAGAAGAAGATTTTGAAGATGCCAATACAATTATTGATAATACTAGGCTACCTTGGGTACCAGTAAACATTTCAGTACCATGGAAGGACATTTGGTTAGAAGCTAGGCACTTGTTATACACAGAGTGCTTTACACCACACAGAACTGACGGCAGTGCAGGTTGGCTTAGTTTATGTATACATGGCATGTCGTCTGTGCATACAAACTGTGCAGAAGATTATAACTTGCCAGACGAAGCAGAAGAAGAATTAAGCGAATGGACAGACATAGCAAAGTTCTGCCCAATTACAGTTGAGTGGATGAAAGATGCAATGTTGTATGAGCAGTTTACTCGTGTAAGATTTATGTGTGTATTACCGGGTGGCTGGATTGAGCCTCACCGAGACACAGACAAAGTAGCTGGATTAGGTGCAACTAATGTTGCTATCAACAATCCAGATGGATGTAGACTAATTATGGAACAATATGGCGAGCTACCATTTACACCTGGATCTGTTTTTAAAATAAATACTGGATATAATCATATGGTATATAATGATAGTAACGAGCCACGTTTTCATATGATATTTGACGGTCGACCAGATGACACGTTTAAAAGGAAAGTAAACACTCAATATAATTGGATGTTCGACAAAAAGAAGAAATAATTATGCCAAAGTGTTTAATGTTTAAAAATGGTGTTACAATAGGACCGATCGGAAACGTTCGTCCTTGTTGTATGTACATGAATGACGACATTGAACAACGTTATAATGAAGATGGTTGGCGAGAAAAGTTTGACGAACTATACGAACAAAGTCTAACTAAATGGCTGCCTAACTGTTATGAATGTAAAGCAGAAGAAGACCGAGGTGGCAACAGTCTACGCATGGATGCTAACAAATGGTTTGACGGTAAAGAAGGAATTCAATATTGGGATTTAAAATTGCACAACACATGTAATCTTACGTGTGTAATGTGTAATCCAATAAGCAGTAGCAAATGGCAGAAGCTAGTAAATGAGAATCCTGAAGAAGATTTCTTACGTGTTGTTAAAAGCGAAGCAAAGATTAAAACAGGGTGGCATAAAGATATACTTCCATTAATGATGGAACAGCTATATGACACTAAGTATTTAAAGTTTACAGGTGGAGAGCCTTTCTTAATACCACATGTAAGAAAGATTATTAAACGTTTGTATGAAGAAGAAGTATCACCAGCAGTACGACTAAGTATTATTACAAACGGCACAGTTCCAATTGATGCTGAAATGCTTAAAATGTTACTAACGTTTAAAGACGTAGTATTCCTAGTAAGCATAGATGGAATAGAAGAACGCTTTGAGTATATAAGACAAGGCGCTAACTGGAAAGAAGTAGAACAGAACCTAAAGACATTTAAGGAAATTGAGGTGAATAATAACAACTTCCACCTCAACATAAATTACTTGCCTATGTCAATAAATGCCGCACAAAACGAATCAGCAACAGAATGGGCTAAGAAGTTAAAAATTAACCTTAGTAAGAGTGTTGAAATATATAGGCCAAAGTATTTGACATATGCCAGTTTAAGTGTTAAACTAAGGGATAGATATAATATAACCTCAGTACATGAGTATGACGAGGAGCAATATAACCAATTATTAAAACATATGGCTATAAAAGATAAGTTACTAGGCACCGACTTTAAGAGTGCTTGCCCGGAGTTCTTTGAAGATGAGTAAAAAATTACCCAGCGATACTTTTTGTGTATTGCCATTTATGCATGCCGCAGTTAATCCTGGTGGTGGCTTTCGTGTTTGTTGTAACAGCAATCCAGCTAACAACAAGGTACTAAGAGATGACGGAAGTGGTAAAGCATATAGAATATTCAAAGACGACATTAGCGAAATGTGGAACAGTCAATGGCTACAAAAGATTCGTAAGGAATTTATTGCAGGCGAACGTCCTGAAACTTGCCAGAGATGTTTCCGTGAAGAAGATGCAGGCATACGTAGTCCACGTGCAGGTTATAATGAAAAGTGGTATAAGGAAGATGTTAAAGTAGCAGAAGTAATTCCATTAGACATACGTTATGTAGATCTACGTTTGGGTAACTTGTGCAACTTGAAGTGTCGTATGTGTAATCCATGGAGCTCTAGCATGTGGGTAAAGGATTGGAACAAAGTTACTGGAACAGCAGAGCTTACACCAAACGAACCACTAAGCAAATCAGACCTTGAGTTTATGGAAGTAATGCAGGAATGGCCAGACCGTAAACAAACTGGTGTTAACTTTGTAGAGATTGCAAGCACTATAGAAGAAATATATTTAACAGGTGGAGAGCCTACTTTAGCTATATCGCAGTATGCATTATTTGACTATTGTATTGAGAATGATTTAGCCAGCAATATTAAACTAAAATACAATACTAACCTAACAAACATTCCACAGAAAATGATTGACTATTGGAGTCACTTCAAAGGTGTGCAACTTAATTGTAGTATTGATGCAACAGGCGCCAGAGACAGGTACGTTAGGTATCCAAGTAGTTGGATGAAAATAGAACAAACATTTGATAAGCTATTAGCACTACCTAATGTAGGTATTCAAGTGCATTGTACAGTACAAGTATTAAATATGTGTGCTATGAGTGAATTGTTTGATTGGACTAGAAGCAAAGGTATACCAGACAAAGATATATACTTAAACATTCTTAATCATCCTGAGATGTACAATATTCGTACACTACCTACAGACTTAAAACAACTAGCAGAACAACGTTTACAGAATTATTTAGACATTCCAAAAGTTGCAGACTGCATTAAGTATATGTGGGCTGAAGATTGGTATGATAAGCGTTGGCAAGAGTTTATTGACTTTAACAATAAGACAGATCAACTACAGAAAGGTAACCTACTTGAGGTGTGTCCAGAATTTACTAATTATATTGACCATAAATAGTAGAAAGGGGAGAACAACA